TACTACAAAAAAGCATTGGAGGTCCTTTGAAAAACTTGGTAATATAAGATAATCTTACTAAATCAATAATGATAAACATGTTTTTACAAAATGGAAAAGTAAAAAATAGATGTGCTTCTACATACTCTAAGGAACATGATGCCTTACTTACTAAATTTTCTGTAAGAAAGAGTACAGCATATATGCTTTATAAACTTCTTGGACATGCTCTTGGAGAAAATATCATAAATAAAAAATAAAAATCCTTATGGAAAACACTTCGTATATAAGACTTGATACTGTACATTTCTTCTTTGATTGGAAAGGTTCTACAATAAAATCAGCAACAGTTTGTACAGAACTTAAACCAAAAATTAAACATATCATTGATTTAAATTTGGAACTGGACAGTATTTCATTTGACAATTTAAGAAATTCTGAACATCCAGGTACATTACTTGACCAGGGTAGAATTTTTGCTGTAGTCCTTGCCACAGAGGTCAGAGATGGAAAACCTCTTAGCACAAAAGTAATGCAGAAACCTGGTGATCCTGCTTGGACTTGCTCCCCAGATGGTATAAAAGATGAAATCTTTGAAATTCTTGTACCAAAGATAAAAGATACTCTTATAGCAAGATATTACAATTAAAAAAGCATACTATTTTATTTTTAATTCGTGTGTGGGAAGATAAGTAAAACTTTTGAAAGTCTTCCCATATTTTATTTTTTTTAACAAAAATGAAAACATTTGGTGTAAAAGGACTTCCAAATAAAGAATATTGGGAAGTTATAGAAAAAGGTAAAACATTACTACTCACTCCACAAGATTACTACTCAGCATCTTTTACAGAACTTAAAAATTTAGGTCTTGTATTTAGTCCAAAAGAATATAAATTCTCATCTCCACTTAAAAGGAAGAAAGAAATAGAAGAAATTCTTAATTTTTATACAAAACAAACTGAGAAGATATCTGGCTCTTTCCTTAAAGTAAAAAGAGAACTTGAAAATAAGATTGGACATCTGGATATGCAAATTATTAAAGATGGAGAAAATATAATTTGTGTAGATCCTCATATGCTAGTAGGGAACACAGAAGATATTAAAAAACTTTCAAAAGATATGATTACCTGCTCACTTAAAGAAATAAAAGGAGGTGTTCGTATCATCTACTCTCCAAAAGATAAAACTACACTTTTTTAAAGAAAGATTAAAAAATGGAATATTCAAAGATACACCTCGAATCCTGCATGGATACAATGAAAAGGATAGGAGATAAAGAAATCGACCTTATAGTCACTTCTCCACCTTACAATTTACTTGGAAAAGTTACAAAAGGTAAAATTGTAAAAAGATCAGAGGGTTCAGCCACTGGAATTGCTAAGAAATATGCAGATTTTGAAGATTTTATGAAGCCAGAGGATTATTTTAAGTTTCATTCTACTGCTATAAGAGAAATGCTTAGAATAAGTAAGCAGGTTGCCTATAATATAATGATTACAACAGGGAATAAAAATAGTCTATTCAAAATAATTGGAGAGTTTGCAGAAGATATAAAAGATATAATTGTGTGGAGCAAACCAAATCCACAGCCTGCTATTGGAGTAGGAGTTCTAAATAGAGGATCAGAACTTATTATTATGTTTGACTCGGTTTCTCCTGTTGGTAGAAAATTCTCAAATTTTAACTTTGAAAGAGGAACAGTTAATGATGTTTGGACAGATATTAAAAATAACAAGCAATATACAGGTACACATTCTGCAGGTATGCCTATCGACCTTGCTATAAAACTTATTGATAGATTTTCAAAACCTGGAGAACTAGTATATGATCCATTTATGGGTACTGGAACAACTGCAATTGCTTCCATTCTTACTGGAAGAAAATGGATAGGTTCTGAAATATCTGAATCCTATCACTCACTTTCACTTGAAAGAATAGAAAATTTTAAAAAAGAAAATGGAATTTAACTACGATATAGAGGATTTCTCTACTGGAGATAACTTGAAACTTTATGAATATCTTGAAAGAAATCTAAGTGAAAGACTCAAAGAAATCTTTTCTGGGGATAAAGATAAGCAAGATATTCAAAAGAGAGGAAAGAATATGAACTTTGCATGTCCATATTGCATGGATTCTAAAAGAGATTCTAAAAAGAAGAGAGGTTGGCTATATTTTAAATCTTTTATCTTCTTCAAATGTTTTAATTGTAACACAATAAAGAATCTTTACTCTTTTGTTAAAGATTTCTCACTTGAAAAAGATATAAATCTTGCGTTCCTGAGAAAGGTAGATTCATCACTTCTAACTTCTACAACTTATTCTTCATCATCAGGTGCACCACTTTATGATATAGAGAAATACTTACCTACACTTTCTGAATTTTTCAAACTTACTTCTGGGATTTACCCAGTTGATCATGATATAGAAGTCTTAAAATATTTAAAATCCAGATATATTCTATCCCTCCCTCTTGAAAATTTTGCAACTGATAGATTCCATAATCTTTATGTTCTAAATTTACAGAGATCAGAGAAGAGAGTACTTTCTTTCCAAGTAAGATACAGGGAACCTTACAATGGAATTAGATGGAGAAGTTTTTCATATGGAATGCTAAATGAGAAATTTTACCACAAAGATATTCCAGATGATATTCTTGAAAGACTTAACTATGCAAGTAAGTTTTATAATATTTTAAATATAGATCCTTACCAGGATGTCTTCATTACAGAAAGTGCTATTTGTAGTACTCATTTTCCAAATGGAATGGCTTCACAAGGTACAGGAAATATAATTAAACTTCCTACTGGACTCTATATTCCAGATAATACTACATTTGACAGTGCTGGAAATAAGTTATCCATTCAACTTATGAATGAAAATCTAAGAGTTTTTCTTTGGAGAAAATTCCTAAGTGACCATCCAGAACTTAGTGGTTGTAAAGATATAAATGAGATAGTAATAAAACAGGGAGGTAAGTGGGACTTTAGAAAACTTCTTCCTTATTTCTCTCAGGATTCATTTGATTATTTCTATTTATAAAACTTAAACATTTGATATGTTTAAAACCTTGAAACGATGGGCATCTGGGAGGTATAAAATTTAAAAATAAAATAGTTAAGTTATGACAGTTAAAACAGCACAGGATATAGTAATACAAAGTTATTCTATCCGAATTCTTAAACAAATTCTTAAACAAAGTTCTATTTCATCTGCATATGCAAGAAAATACAGAGGTAAAAGTGAAAAAGGTATAGGATTCTTATACTCAAACAGTTACAAAACCTGGGAAGCAGGTAGAAGAGAACTTAAAACTATAATAAGAGAACTCCAGAGAGGGCTTTCTCTTTTACAGGGAAACACTTTTACAAATACAAGATCCAAAGATATCTGTGTACTTACAAGAAAGTACAAGGAAATATCAGGCAAAAAATCTGAAAGTTTTAGAAAAGAGAGTATTGAAGAGATTGCTTCTATTTTCTTACTGTTATATATAAAATATAAAATAGAAAAGAAGAATATGGAAGATTTCTTGCATTTTTGCAATCCTGTACTTTCAAGAGTAAATGAATTTTTTGGTGCAGAACTTACAGAATCTTTTAAAAAACATAAAAATTATGAAAGCGTTATATTTTAGAAGAGTTTATCTTATCTTCCTACTTCTTATTCTCTTCTTTCTTTCATCATGCAAAGCAAAACCTGTGCACTTGGAAGTTAGAAAAGAGGTAATAAAAGAAATAAGAAATACTAAAAAGGTAGATGCCAGACATCAAAGTCCTGTAATATAGATAGATATAAATTTCCAGAGTAAAATACTAATTTTTTATGAAAAATAAATCTACCTACACGATTACAGAAAATGGTAAACTTCTTTACAAAGATAAAAATCCAGATCTTATCCTTGAAAATCCTACCCATCTTATAGAACTTGAAAATGATGTAGTTATTCTTTCTGCTCCTATTATTTGTAAATCAGAAACTGAACTTAAATGTAAAGCAAAGAAGACAGCAGTTACAGGTGGAGGTGTTGTACAGGATACATTTTATACAAATGATGGCAAAACCTATAAAGTAAGAACACTCATTGAACTTAAACATAAAGATAGAAAATTTTTTAAATAAAACCTTTTGTCTTTATGCATTACAGAATAGAGAAGAGATATAACTCTGGGAAGTGGGAACTTGATAGAATAGAACCTACTTTGGAACTTGCAAAGAGATGGCTAAGTCTTAAAAAACTAATGTTTGTAAAGATTTATGATACAGACAACATAGTGCTTCAAGTTAAACATGTTAGAGTTTTTAAACTTTCTGAAAATAATCTAAGTTTTAAAATAGAACTTAAAAATAGAAAGATAGAGTACAGAGTACAGAAAATAAAAGATTAAAATATTCATTTGGATAGTCACTACATGATTTGTCTCCTTATAAATATCCCATTTCCATTTCACAAATAATTCCCAGTGGGAGAAACTTGCACACTTCCAAATGAATATTACTTCAAAAAGAGAAAATTTATGGAAAGAAACACATATTTTGTCATATATCCAACAGGTGCATCTGGTTACCTAAGTGACAAAACAGAAGAGGAAATGAAAAGAATGAAGAAAGTAAGAGAAATTTTATATTTTGTAAAGAAATAAAATTTTTAATAACTGTTGTTACTTTTTTGATTGATTTTTTATTGTTATTAAAACTTCTCAGCGATCCTTTTGTGGGATTGCTGAGTTGTATAAAAAATTTGAGGAAGATCCAAAAGGTGGGATCTTCCTCAAAAAGTGTTTATAAAAATAACATCTGCAAATGAAAAAACCTACTTACTTTGTGTATTAGTTAGGAGATCTTGACCGTTTTCAGCAACAAATTCCATCTCTAATTCGTAAATGGCATCCTGCGTTGAATCCAAATCAATTTCATTCGGTGGAGTCATTGGGAAGAAGATAGGGAATTTAATTGCTCTAATAAGTGTACCATCTTTTGCATGGATTTCGATAATACATTGTCCAGAATAATCTCTTTTAAGAGTTTGAGAACCTGTATTATAAGAATAACAAAGACCTGCCCAGTCTCTAAGAATATTAAGTGGGTATGGAGTCCCATCAGGGCTAACATTTACCGAAAAAGTTAGTTTGGGATGTACTTTTGTATCAGCTATTGTACCTATAAATTCTCTACTTACACCTCTATTAACTTGTTCTACCACTTCTGGCATTTTATCAAGGTTTAAACCTGTAATCTTTGTACATTGCTCAGTTAGTACTTGTGTACCATATCTTGATTGTAATGCCTGAGGTAATATAAAGGTAACTATAAATTTAGTAAGAAACAGTGGCTCGTGTAGGGATACACTAGTTTTACTTCCACTGAAATGGTATGATGAATTACTCATAATATTATGATATTTAAATATTAATATTTTATTCTCATATATATCTTTTCAAAAACTCTTTTACTTTGGTAGGATAAAATTTATATGGGTTTAAATTTTACAACTGATATTTTTATAAAGAAAGCAAAAGAAATTCATGGAGAAAAATATGATTATTCTCTTGTAGATTATGTAAATGCTAAAACCAAAGTAGAAATTATATGCCCTCTGCATGGAAAATTTACTCAAATACCATACAATCATTTAAGTGGTAAGGGTTGTAAGGAATGTGGACATATAGAAAATGGTAGAAATAGATCAATTACCCTTGAAAAATTTCTTGAAAAAGCCAAACTTGTACATGGAGATAGGTATGATTACTCAAAAAGTAAAATAGAAAATTACAAGACTAAAATAGAAATTATTTGTCCTTTGCATGGTTCATTCTTCCAAATACCAACTAATCATTTGAGTGGTAAAGGTTGTAAAGAATGTGGCATGATATCCACTTTAAATCATATACAAGAAAATTGTTCATCTAGTACAGAGGACTTTATAGAAAAATCAAAAATTTTACATGGAGATATTTACGATTACTCTCTTGTAGATTATGTAAATAACAGTACCCCAGTAGAAATAAAATGCGAAGAGCATGGATCATTTTTACAAAGTCCAAGAGATCATTTAAGAGGACATGGATGTCATACTTGTGGACTTCTTAAAGCCAGACATTTTCTTGGAACTTCTAAACTTGAAGAAGACTTTGTAAATTTTATAAAATCTTTTTACTCTGGGGAAATTATTACCTCAGTAAGAGATAAAATTCCACCTATGGAACTGGATATCTTTCTTCCAGAGTTTAATCTTGGTATAGAAATAAATGGATCATATTGGCATTCTGAAAAATTTAAAGATAAGAATTATCATATTCGTAAGTATAATCTCTGTAAAAGTAAAGGTATTAGACTCATTTCTATCTGGGAATGGGAAATTGTTAAAGATAAAGAGAATATAAAGAATTTTATAAAAAATGTAATTATAGAGAAGAAGAAACTCTTTGCTAGGAAACTTGAAATTAAAGAAGTAAGTATAAAAGAACAAAAATCTTTCCTTAAAGATAATCATCTTCAAGGTTATGTTCCCTGTACATATGCACTTGGTCTATATAAAGATAGTGAACTTGTTCAACTTATGACTCTTAGAGCAAAAGATAAGAAGAATAAAATTTTTGAAATTGGTAGACTTGCTACCAAAACTGGATTTACTGTTGTGGGTGGAACAAAAAGACTCTTTAAGCATCTTCTTTCATTTGTGGACTTTGAGACTATTATAAGTTATAATAATATGGATAAGTTCACAGGAGATACCTATGAAAGTCTGGGAATGAACTTTGAAAATGTTTCTATACCTTATGGTTGGATAAGAAATTTAGAATACTTACCCAGATATCAGACTCAAAAGAGTAAACTTGTAAAACAAGGATTTGATAAAAATCTTTCAGAAAGTGAAATAATGAGAAGTGAAGGATTTGAGAAAATCTATTTTACAGGAGTTTCAAAATTTGTACTTAAAAAGGAAAAGCCTTAGAGAAAAGAGTACATAATATCAAAGTAAAATTTTATTATGAATAATTTTAAATATACACCGAAAGGCAGGGATATCTCTATTACTATGGATGGAGATATTCTTATAGATTCAAATCCCAAGATACAGGCACTTGTTACCTTGATAAATGAGAAAGATCCAGAAATTCTTTCTTATAATACTCGTGGTAGAATAGCCATAGAAATGCAAAATGCTCTCTATGATGCTATTGATAAGTACAGCATTAGAGAACTGACAAAGAATCACATAGAAAACCTACTTAAAGAAAATCCAAAAATTAAATCAGATGAAAGAGAAAGGGAGAAAGTACTTAGAGATATAAAGTCTGGTATACTTGCTCCATACTCAGAAGATATAGAAAAACAACTTAAAGAAATACTTGAAAGTGATATGGTAAATGAAGCAAATATTACAGGAGGTGTTCGTGTAGATCCAGACAAAATTTATATGCTACATGATAAAGGATATAGTGGTGTAATGGTGTACTTTGGTAGTACAAATAAAAATTATATACAAATCAAAGATTTTAACGCAGAAGAACATGCTAAAATACACATGTATACAGCAATGAATCCAGAATATAAGAGAATGTTCTTAAATGCTATTCCTGGTTTAATAAGTGAAACTATCTCGGATTTTGTAGAGATGAATGAAAGAGCTGGAAGACAAGATAAAAAGTCTAAATTCTTGGAAAAATATGGAGACAAGATTATAAAAAATAGATTAAATGAGGAAAGTGGTAAAGATGAATATGGTGGATATGATATAACACTTACTTATAAAAATAGAAGTGGAGAATTTGGAGTAAAAATTGGAGATCTTGTAGATTATAGTGTTCGAGCATCTGCAGAAGAAGAGGCTGTTTTACTTAAAGCAGATAAAAATGCTTTTGCAAAAACATTACATAAATACATTTATAACTATGTTTATACTTACTTTAAAGATATCTGCATAAGAAATAATGGAAGTAAACTTGTTAAAGAATATGTGGACTTTGTTATTAAAGGAAGTAGAAGAGTAGGTGGTAGTCTAGATAGATTCTTCCATGATATGCTAAGTGGACTTGAAACAAACAGTACTGATTTACTTTATGCTTACAAAGATGAAATAAGAGCAGAAGTTGAAAAAAGAGGAATAGTTTTAAATGAGTCTGCTAAAGATACACAAACAAGATATGTTAGATCAAGATATAGACCACATATCAACATGTATGTTCCAAAAGGAGAAGATACTATTAGTATAACTCTTGATGGATATGGTACATTCATTTACAAAGCAGATGAAAAAGAAAGAGCAGATGCTGATCTTCTTGATTACTCTGGTATACATTTTGAACTTGATCTTGTAGAAAAAATACAACAGGTACTTTATGATGTACTTACATCAATACCAAATTTACCAGGTGTAGATATGAAATCTATCTTGAAAGACTATGTAAAAGACATGTATGATACATGGAAAAAAGACGAAGTTTATATGAAAAACTTTGTTGATATGCTTGAACTTTCAGATTTGGCATATTACAAAGATGATATTATGGCTGAACTTAAAAATCTTGGATATTTATATGAAAGTATAAGAGTTAGGTATACAAATGAAGCCAGATTTGATAAAGAAGTTAAAACAGATCATGGTTTAGTTTTTGTAAAAAATAAACATGATGGTACTTATACTTTTGGTTTGGTTGGTGGATTCAATTCAGATTATCAGCTAAGTCCAAGAGAAAAAGCAAGTTTCTTCTTACTTCTTAGAAATAGAAAACTTTCAGCTACTGTAGTTGAACAAATAAACAAACAACTTAAAAACTTTATTCAAGAATATATTCAAAATATTGGAAGTATGTTCCAAGCAGATAAAGTAATTAAAAATCATGTAAATTTTCTAATTGATCAAAACAAATACTCAGATATGGTAGAAATTGCTAGACCTTTTGTAGATTCTTACTATGGAGATATTTATAAAAGAGAATTTATAAAAAAGGGAGTATTACTGAGTTAAGAAAAATAAACCAATTCTCACGAATCTTATTTTTTAGAGAAGAGCCTACCATTTTATTTGGTAGGCTCTTTTATTTTTAATCGAGATATTTGTAGGCTTTAAGTTGATAATCTATTTCTTTTTGAAGTGGCTTATAGACTCCACCAACTACCATCTGGTCTCTCCATTTAAGGATTTTCTCTTTATCACTTCCTGTTTCAAGTTCTACCTTTGTAATAAGTTGTGCTACATGCATAGGTATAGAAATAAAATCTTTAATTTCAGAGTATGCTGTTTCTACCGCTTTTGTAATATGTACAGACAAAAGAGTTTCAAGTTGATGAGAATCTACTTCTTTAAGCATATAAACACATGCTACTTCTTCATTTGAAAGATTTACAGCAAGTGGAGATTCTGTTTTTAAGTGGACATTTGCTACAAAACCTGTAATTTCAGGTTTTATGTCTAGACCACTATACATTTTTCTAAAATTTGGTATGAACTTAGCCTCCGAAAGAAGATGTCCATATTTCTTTAAAAATTTTTCTTTACCATTCATAAGATTTGGGGGTTTTGATTATTTTATTTAATACTTTTAAATAAGAATTTGCCTACCTGTGAATTTAGGTAGGCAAAAACTCTAACTTTAAAATTTACATTATGAGAGATTAGATTTTATATTTTCTTATAAAAGTCTATCGCCAATTACATCTCCATATCCTCTCTTTCTTAGTTCATCTTCGAACTCTCTTGCATAGATGGAGAATATTTTCTTAGGTAGAGTTTCTCTAACATAAGCAATAGTATCTTCTTTTGATATTTTTTCTTCTTTTTCTACTTTCATAACATTGTCTACCATAACAGAAATTGCTTTCTTCACATCAAAAGATTTTACAGCATCTTTGATACAGTTTTCAATGGCAGTTGTTACAGCATTCATTACTTGCTCTTTGAATTTATCTTCGACTCCAACTAGTTCAAGAAGACTTAAGTTAGCCTGTTCAGCTTCATTACAGTCAAATTTAAATGCAGTACCATTGTTTACATAAATTTCTACTTCATTTGCACCAGCAAATCTATATCTGTCTTCTCTAGCATATACTTTTACATTTGGTTTACCACCATTAAGAACTGAATCCTTAACAAGTCTTGATTCGTTTATTTTATACATAATATTTAAAATTTTAATTATTTTTATAATTTAAAAAGATATATCTTCTTTTGGTTCTCTTATTTTACTTGGGCTTAAAATATCCAAAAATCTTCTAAAATTTAAAAGAGATACCTTTCTTTTATTTCTTTTTATTTTTATTTACCCAGTCCATAAGTATACTGTTTACAGTGGGATCCTTATGGATTTTAATTTCACTTGGGTTTTCAAATTTCTTATCTTTTATTTTTATCTGAAAATCCTTAACTTCATTTATATTATTATTTACCTTTACCTTTAAAGGTTTTTGTTCCAAAACTTCATCGAGTCTTGATCCTTTTGGATAAATCATTTTAATTTCAAAAAGTTTATCTTTTTCTTCCATTTTTATTTAATTTTATTTATAAAAGAAAGAGCAGGATTACCTTTTATATCTGAAAGATCTTTCAGTGTAGCCTTTCTAATATGTTTTATATTTAGATTTTCGTCTACTTTTGCTACATAATGGAGTACTCCTGTACTTTCAAAGAAATATCTTACTTTATCTCTACTGTCCGAAAAAGTATAAAGACCATCTGTTTTTATCTCTTCTTTTAAACTTTCATTAAGAGAACCTCTTTCACTCAGTTCTACAGAGAATGGTTCAAGCCATTCATATGATAGTCCAGTATCAAGTGTACTCACTTTATCTTCTATTCTATCAAAGATGCTACGGTAAAGAAGTTTCTTCTGCTTAGGAATTACAAGAAGTTGTCCAGTTGTACGCATTGCATTTTCTCTACTGTCCCACCTAAGAGGATTGAACTGTGGTTCTGGATTTTCATTATATACAGAAAGAATATCTATGATTTCAGTGATGGAATTTGCACTACCTATTTTTGCCTCTACCATTTCTTTCCTAAGTTCTGTACTCTTTCTCTTAAATTCATCGTCTTCTCTTCTATATCCAGCATCTTCAAGTAGTACACCATGATTACTTCTTACAACTGCACTACCTACTACATTAGGAAGTTGTCTAACTTCTACTTTATATTCTCCTGCATCTGAAATGTAAGATTCTACAAGGTAGCAATCATCTCCATTAGAAAGAAGTGTATTTCCTATCATTCCCTTTTCAAGTAAGGTACTTATACAGTCTTTGATAGTTCCAGGTGTTCTAAGTGCACCTCTAATTGCTACACCATCTGGGGCATATTCTACTTTCTTTCCATAATTTCCAGTTTGTCCTTCAAGTTCATCTCTTGATACAAAGGTAGCACTGGAAATAATACCAATATTACTTGAATTGATACCCTCTCCATACTTAGAATTTAGGTCATACATATAAAGAAGAGAAAGGTCATCTTTTTCTCTATTTTCACTTTTCATAGTGATGGTTGGTCTATAATTTCTATCTCTATTCTTCATAAGCACCCAACCTGTACTTGAAAGATATTTTGCTACAATTACGCACATTACTTAATAGGTTTTTGTATATACTCACTTCTTTTCTCCTCTATTTCTTTTTCAAGTGCAGAAATTTCCTGGTCTATTCTCTTGTTATGCTCACAAGATAGTACACTTGAAAGAATTTCATCTATATTTGAAAGATCCTCAGAAAGTTCTTTAAGAAGTGGAATAGAGAGTTCAGAAAGCATATCTATGAGACCTGGAACTTCTTTAAATCTTGACAAAGAAAAATGTAGTTCATATAAAAGGAAGATATCATTCTTTAAGATTCTTTCAAAATCATTATTCTTATCTTTATCCGAAAGAGTTGTTGGAACTATACAGGGTAAAGTGTCTGTGGAAATAATAGAATCTTTGTACCAGATGTAAGGCGTAGAGGAAAGAACCTTTGATTCTCTTTCTCCAAGAGCAAAGTCTTTTATTTTTATAGAATCTGTTGTATATGACATAGATTCTTTTGAAAGAATAAAAATAAGATTATAAGGATCTTTCATTCTAAAAAGAAGAACAATTCCATAAGGGATCATTTCTTTAAAGTTTTTAAGATCGGTAAGCATTACTTCCTTATATCTTTCTGTAACTTGGTCAGAAGCATAAATCAGAGAATAAAGTTTAGGAAAATATCCAAGTTTTATTATTTCTGTATAAATAGCATCAATCACAGTATTTGGGAGATATTCTCTTTCTCCAAGATGTTCTCTTGGAAGTACAGGAGTAAAGAGGCATTCATGCTCAGATACTTTATAATTTTCTGAGTCATCTGATGTCCATTCATCTCCTGTAAGGGTAAAAGTTTGAGGTTCTATGCCAGTTCTATTGTAAGCATAGACAGAATCTGAATTTAATCTATAAACACCATCTCTTCTTATAACAAATCCATAGGGATAAGGTCTTTGATTTATAGGATTTATTACAGTTGGAACAATTACACTGTACCCAAAAGGAACAAAACTTGTAATTTTTGTAGATGAACTTTGGGAATCTTCTTTTAAAGATAAAAGATTCTCTTCCGTGTAGTCTGATACTCTCATTTTATAATTAAATTTTAAAGTTAATATCTTTATTTTTTAAGTTTATCTTCTATTTCTTTAAGAACATAGGCACTGAGAAGAAGAATAAGTGTACTTCCAAGAAATTCGAGAGTTGTTCTAAGTGTAGGAATAAAAAGATTTCTAAGGAATAATACAAAAACAAGTATACCAATAACTGGAACTAAAATATTTAAGAGTTTTTTAAGTTGTAAAAGTTGTCTAAGTGTCATTTTTGATTGATTTTTAAATTGTTAAAAAGTAAAGATTTTTAAAAAGGTGCACCTCCTTTGTAAAAGATTTAGAAGTGCACCAGTTATGAACAAAAAAGTTATTTTAAAATATTATCCTCGAGAAGTCTTTCTATTTCATTTATAGAAAAATGAGAAAGATAAGTGTAAAGGAAAAGACTAAGTGAAAGATCGAATTTTAAGATATCTTCAAGTGACTCACATCTTTCTATTTTATCCTTAGTGATTATTGGTCTATCTTCTGTACTTACAAAATCTCCTTTCTTTGTAACAATATTTGTATTTCTTTCTGTAAGATCCAGTCCTATGTTTGATTGAAAAGAGTTATCTTCTGTGATAGTAACAACTTCATCTGTAAAGAAGAATCCTGTGCTTTTTACAACTACGGTAGTCTCATAAAAATCTTCTGATTTAAAAATAAGAGACACATCCTCAGGTAAAGATTTTGTGTAAGAGTCAAGTTGACTTTCTATTTGCTCAGATGCCCATATCTTATTAAGTACTTTATAAAGGAAAGGAAATTTAATCTGTTTTATAGACCAAATAAGAGATGAAAGAATTTCAATAGGAAGTGTTAATCTATCTCCCACAGAGTCCATAGAAAGTAAAGGAGAAACAAAAATCTGATACTTCTTTATATAAGTATGTGTAGTACTGTCGATCCATACTCCTGCAACTTTATTAACAGATGACAAAGTTCCATTTTCATCTACATATGGAAAATTTGTAGCATTAAGAGTATAGATCCCTGTACTTCTAATAATGATACTGGGAGATCCTGCATATAGGCTATCATTATCATTTAAAGGAAGAATAACTGAATATCCTTTTGGAACAAGTGAACATACTGGTTTTTCAAGATCTGTAATGTGTTGTGTGTTGTAAAATGTTGACATTTTATTTTATTTTAATTGGTTATACAAAATAAAATGCAAATGCCGTGCCAGTCCAAAAGAATGGGCATCAGAGACATATAAAAATGACAAAGTGACAGCCTAAGTATTGACAAAATTGTCACAGGTCTGTCATTTTGTCATTTTGGGTAATGACAAAACTGTCACATATCTGCCAATATGTCATTATCATCTGTCAGATAATTACTTATCTCTGATTTCTTATCTTTTATAATCTTTTCAAGATGCCGAATTTGACTGTCCATTTCGGATTTATAAAGATATTTAAGATCATCTGGTATATTTTGCAAATGTTTTCTTACAGTAAGAATATCAATATGTTTTACAATACCTTGCTTAATTTCATCTATATCCAGATGAATAAGGTAGTAATATATTTTTGAAAGAAGAATAATATCAAAGCCTAAGTATCTAAGAAGATTGTTTCCTCTTGGTATACCTACCCATACAACAGGATCTGTTTTTGTAATTATATGTTTACCACCATCAGTATAAATTCTTCCAAAGTTTATAGAATCATCTACTTGGATTCCAGTTTTTGTGTGGTAAAATTTTTCAGAAAGTATAATGTTCATCTTTGAATAAAGTATGTCATTTTTATTTAAGATAACATTTAGTCCTGTATCCATATAATTGTAAAGATGGAAAAGAATTTGGATACCCTCTGGAATTTCTTTCCTAAAATCTTCTATGAATCTAAGCATATCATACTTTATGGTATTTGTTGAGATATATTCATGAAGAAGTGGGAAAGTCATATCCTGGAGTTTATCACTTAGATATTTATAGAGTGCCTCTGTAACTTCTATTCTTTCTCCCATAAATTCTTTCTTTATAAATCCAAAAAGGAAGAATTTGCCACTGTCAATTTTTGAACCACCTGTACCATGCCAATTTCCAAATTGAGAAACATAGATAGAGGGAACACCATCTTTGATAACTGTAAAATCTGGTACTCCAAGTTTAAAGATTCCATTTCTGGATATTACTACACCATTACCTGCGTAGACATTACTATCTTCATTAAAAGTAACTACAATAAAGAAACCTTGTGGAATCTTTTTAAGAATGTTTTTATTTACGAGATCTGTACTAATTTTTATCATTTTCAAAAAGTTTTTCAAGTCTATTACTAATATTCTTTTCAAGTTCTGCTCTTTTCTTCTTTAAAGATTCGATATCTCTGTCAATGCTTCTGAGTTCATACTCAATTTTGTTTTTTTCAACTTTTGCCTTGTCTATCTTCTCAAAATCTGAGGGATCGATAGAAGAAAGGATATAATGAATATTATGTGCAAGTAAGATATCTGAAAAGAGTGGTTCAAGTTTTGTAACTGTATCTGTGGTGCTTATTGTAATAATTGGATGGTTTCTTGTATCAAGTCTTATATCAGATGGAGAATAAACTCCATGTTTTGAAGTAAGAGAATAGCCCTCTCTGGGTTCTTGACTACCAAAGTAAGTATGACTACCAAGAGTAATATTTCCATATTTATAAAAATATCCCCCATTTGTTATAATAACACAAATATCCCAATTTTCTAAATGAAAGATTATAGAAACATCATCAGGTATCTTGTTTTTATACAGGTTAAGTTCAATAAGTATCTTTTCTTTTATTTTTGAATCACTTAGTGCACCAAGTAAAAATCCAGGGTGCAAATCTCTCATTATATTACTAAGGATAGTAAGTTCAGAAGATGAAAGGATTTTTCTATTTCCTACATCACTCATTGGTATAAAAGGAGAAAGGAAGATATCGGATTTTTCAGTAAGTTCCCAATTATCATTCTTGTAATATTGAATGTTTTTAAGACCTACTGAGTTCTCTGTAATTACTTTGTCTCCTACAAATTCATAAATCCCTGTACTTCTTATAACAAGTCCTTTCTCTACATTTAGAAATCCTGTAATGCTTTCTGTAAGTGGAAAGAACACAGAATAGCCTTTTTGTATGCTTTCTTTAATTTTATAAAGAAGACTTTCTGTATTTTTCATTATATTATTATCATTTGGATTATCAAAAAATTCGTGTGATTTTCGGATCTGAGTATCTATAACTCTTCCATGCTTAATAATTACTCTATGTTTCTTCCAAGTATCATAGTTGAAATAATCATAGATAAGTGTTTCCTGTTCATTCCTGTAAGAATATTGGAGTAAAAGTACAAGTATTTCTTCTGGATCATCAAATCTATATCCCCATTCTTTACCTTTAAGTAAATGGTTAAGATCTTGAATAGGAAATTTAAAACCACATTCGAGAATTATAGTTTTAAGTTTATTCTTTATATCTGTAAATCCAGATTTATATTCAAAGTTTATTACTTGATAATTCATTTTTAAGGTGTTATTTGGTATTCTTTATTTTTAAAAATGTATAGATATTCATGTCCTCCCTGCATTATCCAAAGTTTTACAATTGATGTACTGTACCAGGCTGTATACACTTTAAAAAATAAAATGAAATCAGAAAATGGTATTATAAGTTTGCCTGTAAGAAGTTCTTCTATTTGATTATCTGAAAGTTTTATTCTACATATAGTTGATAAAAAATTAAGAGATTCTCTAAGTATATCTTTATCTTTCTTATCTGAGATATCAATATTTAAAATTGTAATTTTATCTTCCATACTTATATAAGTTTATCTTTATCAAAATCTTCAAAATATACTTGTCCTATCTCTTTCTGAGTTTTTCCAGATGAAAAGTAAGTTTTATATCTCTGGAAAGTATCTCTGGAAAGTGTAATAATAAAGAAAGTTTTATCTTTATTCATAAGAGAATAGAGTTTAAAAAGTTTCTCTACTTCTTCTATTTTGTCTGTTTCATGTTTAAGAAAGATTATTTCTTCTATATCTTTCTCAGTAAGTGAAATATCTGTACTATCTATAAGTAAAGCAAGTTCTTTCTTTATATCCAAATAAAAATATGGATAAAAATTTACAGATTCTATTATAAAAGTTTCCATTTGTTCTAATATTGTAAGATATGACATTTTCCATTAAGAAAACAATAACTGTACCTCTCATGATTAAACAGATTAAGTACCGTAACCGAAATTGCAGAATCTACATATTCGATAGTTAAATGTCTAAAAAGTTCAGAAAGTTTCTCCATATCTGTTTCTGCTCTACAAGACAAGATTTCTACTATTTGGATTTCATTTAGTCCAATATCATGCTTATCCGAAATTCTTTTAAGTTCAGACTTCATTGGAAAATTCTCAAAATCTATGGTGCTGATATTTATAATTTTTACATTGTCCATATTTTTATTTTTAATAATGTAAGATGTGACATTTTCCATTAAGGAAAAAGTAATTTAATTTTTCAAAACTCGAAAGATTCATGGTCATAACTTCAATAGCCGAATCAGTATGATCAGAAGTTAAGAATTTAAGTAAAGTAGAAAGTTTTTCCGTGTCCACTTCTGCTTTAAAGTCAAGAATTTCTGATATATCAGTTTCCGAATATCCAAGTGAGTGCTTATCTGAAAGCCTTTTAAGTTCAGATCCAAGTGAAATATTTTCAAATCCTTTGATGATTATTTGAGATATTTTTATTCTTTCCATTATTCTATAAGTAATATGCTTTATAAATCTTTTCTACAAGATTTGGATTATCTTCAAGTTGGGTAGGTTCAAAATTATACGGCTTAATTTTCTCTATACCTACATGGCAAGATACTTTCTTATTTTTTGTAAGTTCTCCATCAATTATGAGATTTTTATCTGTAAAGGAAAATCCTTGATTATCTACACAAATAGTTATATCATCATCTTTTAAGTAGATCAGAATAAAATTATTCTCATCAAGTATTTCCTTTATCTTTAAAACCTTGTTTATTTTCATATAAATTTTATATTATAAAGACTGATAAAATTTCCATAGTTCTGTTTATGCATTACTTACAAAGACATAGAGTATCATAGAGAAGTAGAAGATAGTGATGATAATAAAAATAATCATCTTTGTAATTAAACTCCATCTTCTAATTTCTCCTATAATATCAAGAAGTTTTATTATGAGAACAAGTAGGATAAGTGACACATGTAAATAGAGTATTTGGATCATATTTTTAAATTTTACAGAAAAACTAACAGGAAGATATATCCTGCAAGTAGAAGACCAAGAATTAAGATTAGAATAACATATTCATAGGGAAAATCAGAAGAAATGCTATCTCTGAGTTTTATAGCTATATTTTTTATTTTCTTTATCATAAGAAATTTTAAATATTTGTATTACTAAGTGGTAAGTTACTAAGTGGTAATATTTTTTTAGAACAGAAGTAGAAATATAAGTACACAAGACATGATGAAAGTAGCAAGTGTTAGCATACCTTTTATTTCTATTTGAAATTTTGGAGAAAATTCTGCTTGTGAAAGTGTAACGCACATAAAAATAAGTGCTGTAAGTAAAATAATTGCTGTCATTTTTATTTCTTTTATATTGGTTTTACAAATATTCTATACTTACAAAAGCCCCACAGTTTCAAGGTTAAAAAAATGTTGCCCCACTCAAATGAGTGGGACAACTATTACATATTTTATTTAAGGAAAGATCTCTTATTATACAAGTTTATAAGAAGAATCTTCTACTACAAGTGTCAAGTAGTTAAGTTCAGGAGATGAACCAGCACCAACAAGAGCATATCTTGATTTAAGTGCTTCTTTAAATGACATTGTACCCTCTGCTACAGTAGAAATCTTTTCAGATAGTAAGTAAGGACAGAATTTAAGACCTGGATCTTTTTCTGAACCTTTTCTGAAAATTGCAATTCTGTTATCAGTAAGATCCATCAAAGCATCTTCGTAAACTTGGATACCTTTGAATTCTCCTGCATATTCTAGTCCATCTTCATCAGAAAGTGAATTAGAGAATGGAGCAACAGAGTAACCTTTGATATCAGAAAGAGCAGATCCGTGAGTAGCACCAAGAACGATAGTGTTACCTTTACCTCTTCTACTTCTTACTTTAATTACAGATGAAGCATAAGCAAGTCTTGTGATAAGTCTTCTTTGTAAAGATGACATATTTTCAGCAAGAACAGAACCACTAACAAGTTCTCCTTTTGTAGCAGCAATTTGAAGACCTGTACCAGGTGCAATACCTTCAAATTCAGTTGGGTTAGGAGCATCAGTAGTATTTGCGTTAAAGTTCAAGTTGAATGCAGGATTTAAAGTATGCATGTTGTAGTGATGTTGCCATCCATATGCAAATACTTCAGACAAGATATGTCCATTGATAGATTGAGTAAGTTGATCTCTAAGAACTGCATCTCCGAGTTCAAGAGCATCAACATCGTGATCCATCTTCATATCTTGGATTTGTTCAGTTGTATATTCGATATCAACATGGAAAGTTTCAGCAGAGAAGTTACGAGACCACTGTCTAAGACCCATAGATTTATATGGAGTTCTTTCTCCATTTTCTCTATTCATTGGCTTAAATCTTTGTCTGCTTCTGTTAGCACTCATAATTGGTGCAATAGAAGTAGTAACTCCAGATCCAGAGTATCCAGCGATAAAGTTGTTAAATCCAGAAACATAGTCTACTGATTTTGCAGTATAATCGATATCTGTATCGATTTTAACTTGGTCAAGAACTTCTTCAAGAGATTTAGCCTTATAGTCAGCCTCTTTACCAGTTTTGATAGCAGTAACTTCAAAGATATACTTACCTTTGATTCTATCTCTACCTACAAATTTAACTTTATCTAAAATTCCTAAACCTCCTGTAACTGAGTATTCTGTACCGATTTTAGAATCTGCAAGTTTAGTTTTTACAGAAGATCCAGAAACATCAATCATGAAGATTACTGGTTTCTCTACATTAGTTTCTCCATTGATACCTCCTGTATAGATAGGTTCAACGATATAAACAGAAATGTTAGATTTAGACATTGGGATAGTTGGAATGATATCCATACCTACTGTTGTAGCAGAAACATCCAAGAAAACACCAAATAAATCTTGGAAAACTTCTCCAGATCCTACTTCTGATCCATCAGCCATTGGGTTATTACCAAAAGCAAATTTACCTCTACCTGGTACAGAAGTTGTAGAAGTAGCATTTTCATACATTTTTCTGATATGAGCCATTTCGGCAATAGTTCTTAACTTTGATTCTGAAATGGAAATACCTTTTGCTTCATATCTTTCTCTGAGTTTAGGTAACCAAGACTCATAGATTTTTGTCTTTAAATTATTCATAACAAAATTTTATTTAATTTTGGTGTATATATTAAAAATAGACAAAAATAAAAGGAGAACCCATAAGTAATATGGGTTCTCCAAGTGATCAATTAAAATATTAACATGAAGTATTTTAAATCATATTAAAAGGAATTAGGAATGTTTTCAAAAGGAATTTTTAAATGTTCCACATCATAATCTGCCTCTTTAAGTAAAGTTTTGCATTTCATCTTTAATATTAAGTACCAAGAGTGTCCTATCACAACTCTGTCTATCTGATCTGCTTTCATATAATCAAGAAGTGAATGGACAAGTGTATATCTAAGAGCAAGTGTTTTAAGATTTGTAATCTGATTTGTAACAATATCTGGATGAAGATCCATATCTGAAATTCTACCTCTTTGTAAATCTTTTTTAAGTCTTTTAATTTGATTTCTATATTTTTCAAGAATAGAGATAGAAAAATAAGTATTTACAGTTTTAAGATAGGTAATCTGATCACTACTGTAATACTGATCCATTGGGTAGTACTTTAAATACTTATCAATAAGAGAGATTACCTGTCTTGTTATTTTGATTTTACTATTCATATTTTTCTTTTAAAAATGGAGTAGAAAAGAAATCAGAAACTTTCCCACTCCATACCTAAACTAAAAAATTCACAACTTAATTATTTTATATAGAAAGGTGGCAAAATGTTTCCACTTTACCACCAATCATTATAGTAAATCACAAGTTATGCCTTAAATGTTTATATCATTTATATCATATCCAAGTTCAAGAACTGAGGAATCTACTCCTGTTGTAAGAACTCCTATATTAGAGTCTGAGTAAGTTTCTTCAAGCCCTACACTATACCAGAAACTAACAACCTCATCTACTGTCTTTGGATTTTTAAGTTTGAAAGCAGATATGATATTTTCTTTTTCTACTTGTGGAAGTGCTTCCCAAGATCCTACAAATTCAGCAGGAATATGTTCAAGTGCAAAGACAAAATCAATCTGAGATGTACTATCTTCAATAGCAGTTTCAACTTCTTCATCAGAGTACTCAGAAAGTCCAGAGAAGATTATTTCCTGTCTGATTGGAGAAAGACATTCGAACATAGATTTTGTCTCTTTTCTAAGTCCTTTAAGTTTAGGAAATTTAAGGTCAAATACAAGAGTTTTTGGATCTACACTTTCTGAAATATCCTTAGTTGTAGGAATTACAGAAGATTCATCAAGTCTTACTTCTCTACCATCTTCTGTGATGAATCCATCTCCAAGATATTTAACATAAGTACCTTGTTCTACTCCAGAATTTGAAGTTTTAACCATATAAGTTTTTCCCTCTACAAGCTCTGGAGCAGGTTTTCTTGATTCAAATAGAGATTTGCTTTCTGACATCTTTCTTCTAAGAATTTTATTCTCTCTAAGAATATTTTCAAGCATACCTGTAAGAAGTCCAACAGATTCTTCAAGTTTAGCCACTTTTGAAAGAATATCTTCATAATTTGCTTTATTTTCTGCATCCTCCTCAGTAGTAATAGAAGATTTAAATTCCTGAACTTCCATAGTAATATCTTTAAGATAAGGATCACTACTGTTTGATATCAGATTTACCATATCATCAGATACAGATACTACACTAACTTGAAGAGTTTCTCCACCATATCTGATGGTATATTTGTCTCCTGCCTGTGGAAGATCCTGATCATTTTCATAAATTGTAGCACTTTCTGTAATAATGAACTCATCTTTACCAAGTACTCCATTTTTTACAAGAATATCTCTAACACTTTCAATGTTAAGTCCTGTATTCATTGTAATATAATCTATAACTTCTACTAGAGAAGCACCTCCTCTACTGTAATTTTTGTAAAGTTCAAGTACCTGCGTATCTTCTGCATTTGCTTCTGATACAAAAGTAACATTGTCTGTACTTACAGGTTCTTCATCTTCTGTAGGTGTATCGATTTTAGAGATTCTTCCATTGTTTGAAAGAACAGAAATAATATCTTCTCTTGAAAGATCTACTGTAGTAGAGATGGAAGAAAGAATATCTTCAAGTCCAGTCCCAGATTTTGCAAGATTATCAAAGATATCCAAGATAGCATTTGTTTCATCTTTTGAAGATGTGATGTCTTCATCTTTATCTTCAAGAAGTCCAAGATCTTTAAAATGGTCAAGGTGCTCAGATGGATCAAAAACTAAGGTAGTATCATCTACTTTAATCTTTCCAGAAAGTACATCCTCGATAGATGGCTCTACATGAAGATTTTTCCATCCACCAACTTCTGATCTTTGTACTCCGAATTTTTGGTAGTCATCAAGAACAATTCTATATTTTATACCATTAGAACTTTCTACTTCAAAAGAAAGTACCCATTTAAGAGATTCATTTACTTTTAAAATCTCTTTCCAATTCTCAGCATTGAATACCCAATCTTTAACATACTTAACTTTTTCAGAAGTACTGTCTTTGCTACTTATTGTGTTCTTAAATACATCTGGAAGATCTGAAAGTGCAAGAATCTTTTCTACTTTCTTCTCATCATCATCTTCTGAAGATATGATATCCGAAAGATCATCTTTAAGACTTTCAGAAATTGTTTGTTCGATTTCTATATCAGAAAGTAAGAATTCTCTTTCTATACCGTTTAAAGTAACCAAAACATTATCTCCCTGGATTTCTCCAGCAAGACCTGTCATTCCATAGAACTCACTTTCTTTATTTTTTATTCTAACTTCATCTCCTGGACTTAAAGTATTTTCAAGAGATTCATTGTTAGAGAGTGATTTTAGATTATACATAATTATATCTTTTGTTTTAATATTTTTAAGTGCTACTTCATCTCCTTTGATACTTTCAATAGAGTAAGTAGAGCCTGCAACTGTTTTATTTTTATAATTTCTTGGAAATTCTACTTCATCTCCAACTTTATATCTAAATCCATCAACTTCTTCAGAGACAGTAGGCTCTGTACTTTGAGTATCCTGTGTTGCAATTTCTGTATCCAATGGATTTTCCTGCGTAGGCTCTTCCTTTCCAGTACTTTCATCAGGATTTTCAGAAATTACAACATCTGGATTCTCTGGAATAGTAGTAATTACACAATTTCCATTTAAATCTTTATCCTTACAATCATCATCACCAAAATTTTCTACAAGATTTACATTTTCCTCTGGATTTACATCTTTGTATTTCCAATCTGGGAAGATAGAAGATACAATTTCCTGGAAAGGTTCGGATTTCTTAATATAAGATATAAAATGATCTCCTTGCTCAGGTAGTCTATAATGTCTCTTATATTTTCCTATCCAAATGTTTAATTTCTCTTCAGAATCAATACTTCCAGAGACAAGCATAGAAATAAGTTTGTCTCTTAGTTTATCAAATTCAGAAACTTCCCCAAGTGCATTTTCTACAAGTCTTGGAGCAACATATGTTGTAAAAGACTTACTTTCTGATATTCTTGTAAGTTTAGCATTAGCAAATCCAGGTCTGTATACTACATCATATGTATAGATAGTATCGATAGTAACTACACCTGTCTGTTCATCTCTATATCCAGTTGCTCTACTGGAAATAAAAAGTGGACTACCTGCCTTAACAATTTCAATAAGATCTTTACCAAGATTAGTCGGTAAAAGTTCTATTTTGATTTTTACATTATTTTCTGCTTCATCATACCAAAGGTCTCTAATGATGTGAGATACTGATCTCATAGAAACATGGTAATCTTCATCATGATCAGGACTACCAAGAAGTATTCCTTGTTCTATTTGTGGTTTTAGGTATTCAAGGTGCTTGAGATAGTCCTCTTTCTTATAAATTCTATTATTGTCATTTGGAGTATCAAATTCAGCACATATACCTGTCAAGATGTACTTGGGAGTACTTCCAGATCCTACTTCTGATTCCGATATATCCAAAAGTGACAATGGTTTTCTGGAGTGTTCCATTAACCATATAGCATTGGATTTATTCATATCACGAACGATTTAATTATTGTCATATATATCTCTTCTAAAATTTCATTTCCATTTTTATTTGGAACATATAAAAAATATAAAAGGTATTATTTATAAAAAGGTAGTATATGAAATTTATACAGAAATATAATCCAGAGAAACTTGAAGATTTTATTCTTCCAGATAGAATAACTTCAAAGTTTAAAAATGGAATTGACAAATCTCAACTCTTCTTTGGAACATCTGGAATTGGTAAGAGTAGCATGGCTAAGTTCCTGGCTAAAAACAGCAATTATCCTTATCTTTATCATAACAGTTCAAGGAATAGTTCAGTAGATGAACTTAGAGAGGGAGGTAGCATTTATGAATTTTGTAGTGAGACACAAATCAGTCTCGATGGTAAAACTGGAAAGAAGAAAATAGTTATACTTGATGAAGTGAATGGTGTAAGTATGCAGTTCTTTGAAGCACTTAAAGGATTTATGGATACTTACTCTGAAAAAGTGATTTTTATTGCTACAACTAACCATATAAATCTTGTACCTGCTCCGATACTTTCAAGATTTGGAGGTGGCACAAGTTTTGATTCTGAAAGTGATGCAGAGAAGAAAGAAGTTTTTGTGAAGTATGTAAAGAGAATAGCACATGTTCTTAAAAATGAGGGAATATCTTATGATAAGGACAGCATAGTAAAATTTGCAAAGATGATGTTCCCAGATCTGAGAATGACTCTTGAAAGAATAGAAGAACTTAAATTCTCTGGTGGAAGTAACATAGAAGAAAGCAATACTCAACAGATAGAAGAACTTTCCGAACTTTACAATCTCATTGTAGATGGAAATAATCAAAAACCAGAATATATTCATTCTATCTTAAAAACTAAGTATAATACGCAGGTAGATTCTGTAATGGGGTCTCTTGAACTTCCTTTTATAAGTTGGATAGAGAAAAATCATCCAGGTCTTTCTGTTGTAATTCCAAATATAAGTATAAAGGTTTCATATTACACAAGTATAAAACATACAGGGATAGATCCAAGTTTGCATCTTAGAGCATTAATTTGGGAACTTATCAACATCTTTGCACAAGTAAAAGGTAAAATTTAAATTTTTATGGAAGATAATCAAAATGAAAGACTTGTAAGAATCAAGAGACTAAATTCTTACAGAAATACCCAAGAGGAGGGTATGAAAGATGGTGTAATTAAGTACACTAATGGAAAATATTTGACTGTTACAGATCTTGAAGATAGTGCCATAAATCTTGACTTTATGGCAATGAGTCTGGCTAAACAGCCAAGATACAATGGACATACAGGAGATATGACAAGAAGAAATCATGGACATTACAGCATTGCTCAACACTGTGTAAAGATGGCAGAGGCTTCTTTATTTGTCTATGGAGATCCAGTTCTGGCTATGCAATGTCTACTCCATGATGTAGGAGAATGCTACACAGGAGATATAACTAATCCACTTAAAGTTCTTATAAAAGATAAGATATCTCAGATAGAGAACAAAATAGATGAGAAAATCTTTAAAGTATTTGATATTCCTTATCCAATGGATGAAAGAGTAAAGCAGATTGATGTAAATATCTGTGATTGGGAGATGAGTGTAATGCTGGATATGAACACTAAAACTTATGGTTATAACAATTATTGGAGTGTAGAAGAATCATATGAGAATTTCAAAAATACATTCTTCCAAATTCTTGAATTTATAAATCTTGGGAAACTTGAAAATCTAACAGGTGGATTTTCACACAAGAGAAAATCATAAATAGTAGTGAATAGGTAAGTTTTTTGTTTTCATAATGGAAGAGGGAGATTACAGTAAGTTGTAATCTCCCTCTCTTTATAAAATTATAAAAAATGAAATGTATTAGCCAAAAACTGGATTATTTTCTTTTACAATTTTTTCAATTCTCTTTCTATCTTCTCTGTCAAGATCATCAAGTGTAATCATAGCATCATCATCAACTGAGATACCTGTAATAACTTTCTCCCCAGTATGTGTATCTATATCAAGAGCAATCATAAGTTCTCCAAATTCTTTATCTTGTACTTTGATATATCCATATTTCTTTGATTCATCAAGATCTTTAACAGTAGTTCTTACAAGATCTCTAATGATTTTTTGATCTTTAAAGTCAAGATCAGACATTGTAACCATAGCATCTCCCTCTATACCGACAGAAGTAATTCTATACTTCCCTGTACTCAGGTTTTTAGTAATAACAACTTCTACATTTCCGTACTCTGGATGTCTAACAACTTGAGTAAGTTTATCTACAGATTCGCTTACTGATTTTACTTTTTTAAGTGCATTTTTACCTTTAATAGCACCCATTACACCTGAGTGTTCTCCTACACCTCCCCAATAGAAAAGTCCGATAACTGGGTTTATCTTCTTTACTTCCACTTTAATTTCTCCAAGATGTGGATGATTTATAAGAACAATATCTCCAACTTTTAAGGTCTTCATATAGACAGACTCTGTGATTATATTTTTATTCATAAGATTTATATGTTTATATTTATATTAAGTATTCCGATTGATCCATTTGTAGGAGTAAGAGTATCTGTAACTTCTACACCAGACTCTGTAACAAATCCACCTCTACATACAGCAACTTCTGTTTCTCCTACTTTTATATTACCATACCTGTCTATCATATCATCTCTTTCTGGAATGAATGATACTTTTACTGTATCACAGAATTCAAGTTCATCAAGAATTCTTACAATGTCACTGTGTGGTATCATATTTGTTCTCTCAGTAGAAAGAAGATAACTTCCGACAACCTCCTGTATTTTATTTTTATAAGAATCTGTACTTACTATTTTATTCTGGTATGTAGGGTGCAGGGTCATATCAATTACCATAGAAAAATACTGAAAGACAGGAGTATAAAGATTTATAGAAATGTTTGTACTTTTTATATTTCTTTCAAGAATGTTTGTAAGTAATCTATCTCTGTCCTCTGGAGAAAGTACAAATTTACTTATGGGTGCTGTAAAGTACGATTCAGTAGCCGATAATCTGTTTTTAAGTTCTGGAAGAAGAAGTACTGAGTAAATGTTGCTATTCTGTACAATATCATCTCTAAAAACTTTTACTGTTTTAAAGAAATTCATCTTCTTAAAGAAGTAAGAGATACTGTTCTCATCATACATTATGAAATTTCTGGATATGTTTGGAGCAAGAATTTTTGTAAGTTCTGGATCTTCTGAATTTGCTCCAAATTCTGGGGTCATACTTACTTTTGTAATTGCATATTCATTCATATTGATCTCCTGTCCAGTAGAATCAAATACAGAATCTGTCCAAGTAAATTTAGGACTTGATATACCTTGAAGATTACCTCCTGCACCTTTTGTAATTAAGTAATTTACTATGATTTCAGAGCCTTTCTCTGGGATTCTATGCATTGAATTTGTTCCAAAAACAATAGAAATGCCTCTACCCGAGATATCATTCTTTATAAGGAAAACAGGCTCTTTATAAGTAGCATCATAAAGACTATCCACTTTCTTGTACTCTATTCCATTGACAAGTATCCAAATTCTATCATTCTCTATCATTCTATTTATACCACCCTGTACAGTAAATGATTGAATATCTTCTCCTGTACCTGTAAATACCTGTGATTCCATTTCTCCCTGTACAATATGGAATTTAGATTCCGTAAGAGATGAAATAGTAATGTGAGTATGGGAAGTAGGCAAGACTATAATATAAGGATTTCCTGTATCTACGCACAAGAGTCTTGTATAATTTGGAATATGTAAAGCATCTGGATGAACAGTACTGTCTGGATTTTTAGTAATAGAAATTTGTCCGACAGCAGAGATACCTCTTGTAGCAGTATGTCCTTGAAGTTCTGCAAGTCCATAAATTGTAGTTGTTCTATTGGCAGTAGCAAAATTTGATTGTTTAAGAGCATCTTTTATATAATAGAACATCATTTGGGACAGGTTGTGAAGTACAAGTATAATCTGTCCATATGGAGAAGCATAAGTAAAACTCTCTTTATATTGATTATATTTTTGTTGAACATATGTAAGAGCATCTGAGAGAAGTTCAGATCCTTTAATTCGTGAGGTATCAAAATACTTTGACATGAATAATCTTTTAATATTGGTATATATATTCTATAAAAAATCGATATGGAACTTACACCATTTGGAGACAACTTAATCCTAGAAATTACAGAGAAAAATCAATCAGTTGGAAAGATAATCGGTATATCAGAAAATATTCGGAAAACAGGAGAGTTTTCTCTTGGAGATGTTGTTTTTACTAGTGAATTTGGAGGTGTAAAATTTGAATACTCAGGTAAATTACTTCTGTGGGTAACTAAAAGGGAAATTCTTGGAAAGTGCCAAGAGAACCTTTTAGTTACCCACAGTAGTTTTATGGAGTCACTTGAAACCTACTTCGAAAATCAAATCAGAAGAAGTCTTGACAGTGAACTTGCTGTCCTATAAAGGAACAACTTGGCAAGTTACAAGGTCTTCAAGTGGTATTTGTACGAAATCGTTAAATTCATCAACAAAGGTATATTCCATATCAAGAGTGCTAGAATATCCCTGTTTAACAAGTTTTAAATTTTTAGATATTCCATTAGAATCTGTAACTCTGTACTTATTTCCTACAATTAAAGTAGTAGAAATTGGAATACAGTTGTTTGATCCAAGTAAGTGAAGTGGAATATCTACGCTCTCTTTACTTCCATCTACAAATCCATTTGCTGTATGTTGAAGAATTGTTCCTTTTGTACCGAACAAGGTTTCAGATTCAAGGATGTCAGAAGTAAGTAAGTAATATCCATTCTTTATGAAAGACATAGTACTTGGTGCAGGAGTAATAACTCCAAAATCCTGAAGTGCTTTACTCATTTCAGAAGTACTATATTCGATAGCAATATTTCCATAAAGGTAAGATGGTGCAGATAAGAGTTCTTCTGCTTTAATGTCTTCTTTTACAGAGTACCACACACCTGCATATTTTCTATGAAGACCAATACCAAATTCTTTTGAATATACAAATCTAAATTCTGGATCTACTACCGTATGTGCAAATGTCTCAACTGGGAGAACTATAAAATTTGGAGATGTTTCATTTTTAATGTTTACAAAAGGTGTATCTCTTACAGAATCTTTAATTCTATCTTCAATGGAGTAATCTTCATAAAACTTATCTCTTGATATAAGTCCAAGTTTAAGCCTTTCATAATCAGTAAGGAAATAAGGTTTTTCATCTTCCAAAATAAGAGATTTTTCAAGAAGTAGATTTACTTGGCTTTCTACCATAGTATCTGTATAAGATTCATAGATGGAATCTTTAACAACTATATCTTCAATATCTTCTCTATCAGGTGTTTTATTTTTAAGATCTTCAAGTCTACCTTGTAAGATAGAAAGTTCTCCTTTAAGTTTTAAGTAGTAATCTTTGATATCTTCATCATCTTTAACATGATTGTCGCTATCTTCTATTGTTTTAAGTCTATCTTCTATCCAAGATATCCTTTCTGAAAGTTTCTCGATATCCTCCTCTGTACTTTCTGCGTCTTTATCCTCCTTAGATACCTCCTCTGTGTCTTCATCATCAGAAAATGGGCTTTCGTTAAGAAGTTCAGCCTCTTCTATTTTTTCTACCTCAGAATTTATTACATTTGCATAAGTATCTTCAATTTCTACCTGCTCTCCTGTTTTTGAATCTACAAAAGTTTGTCTATCTTCTCCAGTTTTAAGGACAGTAACTTCTGTACCATCTGGAAGAGTAACTGAGTAGATGTATTTTGAGCATTTAATATAGTCGATATCTGAATTTATAAGGCTTATAAGTTTCTGTACAGATGGCTTAATATAAGTACTGTCAAGAGGGAAAGAACTCTCATAAATTTTATATCCCTCATCTGTTCTTTTAAGTGTTTCTGTTTTACTTATAAGTGAAGTAACTTTAATAAAGTTTCTACAAAGATTTAAGAAATCTGTATTTCTTACAGAACTTTCCCAATCATAAACTGTGCTTACCTTTCCATTATGTGCAGAAAGTAAAACTTGTCCTACAAGAACAAAAGTAGTATTACTTTCGGCATCTTTCCATGTTGGGTAGTACTTATGATGTACGGATATTCTACCATGCCTTGAAAGAATAGAAGTATAAACTCCATCATAAACTCTTGATTTAAGTGGAGAAATAATAGCCTGTATTCTTATATCAAGACTTTTAGAGAACATAACCAGCACTTTATCTTTTGCATCTTTTGGAGAAAGAGTGAGAAGTGGATAAAGTTTAGTTGCAAGATCTGGATAATTGTTTATAAGTTTTTCTATTACCTTATAAACAGGATTCATATGAAGTTTTTCATACTGTGAAAGTATAAATTTAAGTGTATCATCTTCCACATCTTTTAAATAAGAAAGAATACCTGTAACTGATACATCTTGAAGATCCTTCAGATATCTTGGTGCTACAAGTTGTACTTCTTCTACAAGTCTTGTAGGAGAGTTAAGTCTTTGATAATTTAAATACCCTGCTACCTGATTTGAATCTTTCAAGTAGTCTTTTGGGAGAGTTAGAGAGTTCATACAACAAAAATTATTTTACTTGTCTATATATATTAAATGGTACATAAAACAACCTTTTTATAAAAGTTCCCCATGTCTGATATCATAGAAAAATCTTTTACATCTCCATTTATAAGAACCTGTATAATAGGTCTTGTAGGTAGACTTCAAGGAATGATAAAGATAAGTGTTCCAAAGAACTTACAAGAGGAAGAAGAACTTTATGAAGTGCCTATTTCTTACTCACAGGTGGGATCAGAATCTTATCTTAGAGGATTACTTATGGAGAATACACAGTATCCAAACCTGGATGGTAAAGTAGATGGTACTTCTGGAAAGACAATGCCATATGGAACAGTTACTATGGAAGACAGTATTGATATAAATATGTCAGAATTGGGAAGTGGAGGTGTAAGAATAGATCATCAAATACTCATGCACGATGAATTTGGTACATCTATTGAAATGGGTAATAGTAGAGTTACTTTTGTACCTATTACACTAAATTTTAATTTAAGTTTTAAATGTGATACAGAACTTACAAAGTATAAGATAATAGATGCTATAATAGAAAATTTAATTTATCCCAAAAAATTTAAAATTGCACATAAAGGTATCCATAATATAGGTTGTACGGTAAAACTTTCAGAATCTATTTCTGGAATATCAAGACAAGAATTTAGTTATGATAATTCAGATGGTGGCGTAAGTACGATATCTGTCGGTATAGAACTTTTAACTTATAAACCTGTTATCAGTGGTGCTAGTACTTACAGAGTGGATAACACAAATAAAAATAGTGTAATAAATTACTCGGCAGGAGAAAAATAGAAAACTAATTTTAGAGATTTATAAAGAAAATGCCTATGAGAAGAGTACTCATAGGCATTTTCTGTTTAACAAATAATAAAATAAGATAACATGAATTTTTTCTAAAAATATTATCCACAGAAATCTATCTGTGTTTCCTTACCTTACTCACATCAACATGCATAGAAAGTTCATCGAGCAAAGCATCTTGATCTTCTCTATCAATATATTGGTAAATGACAGACTCTTGCATATCAAAGTAATCACAAAATGTAGCAAAGTAAACAGACTCTGAAACATTATGCAGTGTAGATTTAATCTCTGAGTACAGTACAGGGATATGTTTATTCTTTATTTTTTTAATATTATTAAGGAGTACAACTTGTGGAGGTAAAATGATTGGATATCCTCCATAGAATGTAAAAATTCCCATTTTACTCACAGTTTTTACTGTACAGGGTTTAGTTTTATAAGTAATGATATCTCCTGGATGATAGATTATACTTTTTGAAGTATTTAAATACTCATACTCTGGATTTTTACTTTTAAATTCAAGAAAAGAGATATCAAGTTTACCTTCAAGTTCAAGTTTCTCCTCTGTATAGTAATCAGCAGATACTTGATTTGAAAAATTGAAAGTTGGTGGTGCTTGATTACATTGATTGATATAAGCAGATGTTAAAAATTCTTGGTCAAAGTTATCTTCAAGTTCCTCCAAAGACATATCGAGATCCTTTGACATATCCTCCAAAAATTGTTCATATTTAATCATTTGTAAGAAGTGGGCATATATAGGTTGATGACTCATTTTGTAAGACAAGAAGTGTTGTTCCGACTGAACTCATGAAGATTTTACCTCTGTAATCTACACCTTTTGGTAAGATTTTTGTAAATAAAAGTCCAGTGGTATATTTTTCTTGGCTTGTAAATTTATCATATTTACCAAGCACCTCCCAATCATCTGTGCCAACTGATGCAAGTACAAGGCTATCATCTTTCTTTGTAATAGAAAAAGAAGCTGAGTAGTCATCATCTTTCTTAGTAGAAACTCTATCTACAATATAAAGCATTTCTGCTGTAAGTGAAAATTCTCCAATTGTTTCTCCATCCACAGATAGCAGATTTTCCATTACAGTAGGTGGTATTTTGTTTATAAAGTCGTATTCAATAGATGATATACGAGTAGAGAATTTATCTCCCACAAAGTTCATTTTTATACCTATAAGTTCTCCCTGGTAATCCTCAGGAGTAATCGAAATATTTATATGTTCTGCTGAAATATTTACAAATGTAGCAAGTGCTTTATTAATCTTTTTAATAAGCATTGTATTTGTACAAATAAGAATAGGAGTATCTCCTGCTGAGTTATTTTCCCAGATTCCAGTTTCAGAGACTGAGATGATTATAGTTTTTGTTGGATTTGAAGCATTACAGACAATTTTATCTCCCGTTATAAGCAATGGAGTATGCATATCTGTTTTTGTAAAATTAGAAAGAAAAATTGAAAGTTTTTGTGGATTTACTCCAGAAAGTTTTATCGGCTTCATGTTCATCTTTTATATTATATTAAGTGTTAAAGTATGTAATTTGTTAAAAATATTATCTGCTCTACCATTTGGATATCTCTTTTTTAGTTTATCTATATTATACTCCATGACATAGGTTATATTATAAGAAGAAAGATCCAGGTGTTTAAGTATAATATTTAAATATTCTTGGAATTTGGTTTTGTAGATTGGCTTTCCATGAAAAACATATTTCTTTGTCTGTCCAAGAAGTTGTCCAAGAAGTTCATCTTTTGATATTTCAATGGAAGTTTCTATTTCAAGAAAATCCTCAGGATCTATACCGAGCATATAGGAAAGTACTGTATGATAGAAAAGAAGATCACCAAGCTCTTCTATTTTATGTTCTTCTGATGTTGCATTTGTGTATTCGATAAATTCTTCACAGAGTCCTATAACAGAATGTAAAAGGTCAAGTTGTGGTATCTTTGTATTATTTTGTGTAAAACTTTCTACATTCTTCTTCTGAAAGTCATTATACAGGTCGATGGGTATCATAAAAGTATTTTATTAATATTATCAAATAAGAAATAAAAATTTTCCCACCTAAAATATAAGTGGGAAAATTCAAAATAAATCATGAGTATTTAAAACAAAACTATTTTGCTTCTTTAACTTCTAAGGATTTTGCTTCTTCTTTAACTTCTTTTGGAGCAAGTTCTTCTTTTACCTCTTCCTGTACATGATCAGGTTCTTCATTTGTTTCTTCTACAGCAGTAGTAGTTTTACAAACAAGTCTGTCTGAATCAAATTCTGAGAACATACCACTCCAGATCAAGATGTCTGCTACTTTTCTACCTGCATTATCACTTTTGAAAATTCTTGAAAGTGAATGAATAGAAATAAGACTACCCTCACTAAGAGAAACTCCTGCCTCCGAAAGTTTAGGTAAGATTTCTTCTGTTACAAATTTAGCAGATGAAATTACAGATTGTTCAGTTATATCTGCGTGTGTTTCGTGAATTGCTTTAACGATATTATCCATAAGTATGTATATTTAAAAATTAATTTTATTTAACAAGGTAAGAAAGTTTTACATCTTTATTTACATAAATGTCTACAAGACAGATATCTCTATTTGTACCTTTAACTATGTTCACTTCTACTGATGTACCATAGTACTTAGAAAGTGTACAATACTCTGAAATAGAAGAAGTAATAAGAGATTTTATTCTTGTAGCAGATATCTTAGTGTCAAAAACATAATGTTCGAGATTTAGATTCATTCCAGGTGCACCCAGTATCTTATTTTCATTTTCAAGGAGCATAAGAATTTGTTGGATATAAAGAGCAAGTGTAGAATCTTCAAGAATTTTATCTTCAAGTTCCATTGGATCTTCTTTTGTTCCTCTAATGTATAAATCTCTTGTTATCATGTTTTTAATAAGTAAGTCCTGGATGTGTCATATCTACTCTATCTCCCATATAAAGTTCCATAGTATAATCATTAAATCCAAATTCACATTTAAAAGTATCTCCATTTAGATTTACCTGTCCACCATCAAAGTTGAGATCTCCTATACTTTTTGGATAGATGTTTGTATATGTATACTTGGCTATAAGATTACCATCATCTCCTATTATATCAAGAATTATAGGAGGTAAGAAGATGCTTTTACCTTTTCTACGGTTTACATCCATATAAAGAAGAATAATCTCAGTCATTATAAAATAGTTTATACAACTATTTTTAAGTTTAAATTCAATATCCAAAGAATTAGCATTAAGAAGTTCTGTTGGATTAAGTCCAGTAGTATGTGTAGTCTTTATCCCAGTTCTTGAATATTGAACATTAGACTCTGGTATAGTAAATCCAGGGATAAACCTATTTGCACAAATAGTCATGTTCAAATATTCAACAAGTCTCCTAAACATAGGAGACTGTGAATCTATTATAGGTTTATATTTTTTCTCTATTTCTTCATAGACAAAATTCTCTGAAAAATAGAGTCTAAATCCTGTATTTGTAGCCGAGTCTATCATATTCAGGTATTTACTCTTCTACATTTTCCTTACTTTCTTCTACATTGTAATCATAAATTCTGATATCAAAATTTTTAAAACCATCAAATTGTGGTTTTTCTTCTTCTATTCTTCTCTCAACTCCCATATTTACATTCTTCCTCTCAAGATATCTTTCTTTTCTAAGTTCAAGATTGATATCAAGATAGATGACACACATCTGCTCTCTAAGTGCAGGAGGGAATTTGTTAAGTCCTCTTGGAGAAAGAATAAGAACATCACTCCTTAAGTATTCTTCAAGAGTAGTAACATAGAAATGTCCACCAAAGGCATCCCATTGAATAGATTTGTTAAAGTTAAGAAGTTTTAAAATATCTCTTGGAGTAGTAAAATGATAATCTACACCATCTACTTCTCCTATTCTCTGTTCTCTATCTGTATGTGAGACACAGATTTTTCTACCTATATTTTTAAGTTTCTCTGCTAGGTAGTTTTTTCCGCTACAAAAACCTCCAACAAGGACAATTTTCTTATTTGCAGGTAGAATAGAAATAAGTTTTTCTACTTGAAAGTTTCCACCTTTTTCTATTTCAAACTCAGTTTGCATAAATTCATTTCTTGAAATTTTCATAATTTTGTTTTTAATTAAAGACAGACATAAGTGATTTAAAAAGTAAAATACCTGTAAACATAGAGAAGAAGAATGTAATATAAAATACAATTGAATATTTTGGTATTTTAAAGAATAAAAGTTTCTCAAAGTATCCAAGAAAATCATCTATTGTCATTTCATCTACTATTTCATCTCTAAGAACTACATACTTGAACAAAGAATCATGGACTGTATAATATGTTCCATCATCTACTGTGATAGTTAAATGATCTTTTATATAGATAGGAGCATCAAGCTCATCTATCTTAGAATGGAGATCAATAACAATATCATCTCTATCTTTTGACTGTGTTCCAAGTTTAGGAATAACTCCAATAGTTGAATTTCCAGTGTATGAGTTAGCCTTAAATTGGACATAACTGACATCTCCAATAGTGACAAAGTTTTTGGGATCAAGTTTCCCAGGATCAAGTATTGTAGGTATAACTTTATACATTTTTATTTTTAAAATAATGTTTGATTTTTATTTTTATTAGGCATCCACATCTTGGCTTCCTTGTATTCTATGATAGATATACCAAGTTCAGTAGCCTTTTTAATTTTACCACTTAGACTGTCCTTTGATGCACATATTACATAGGAAGTAGAAGAAGAGACAGAAGTAGTAACCTGTCCACCCTCACTTTCTAGGTATTTTTCAAGTTCTTTATCACGGACTCCTGTAAAGACAAATTTCATGTCTTTGTACTTATCTCCCAGTACCTTATTTTCTATTTTCTTCTCTTTTATAAATTCAGAGATATCTTCTTTAAATTTTTTATATTTAGGCATACCCTCAAGAATAGAAGTTATTGTAAAGAATCCATATCCTGGGATAGTTTCAAGTTTTGCTTTAAATTCTTCATCTTCTAAGTGAAGATACTCTGTTATAGGTTTTAAAGTCTTTGTACCAAGTCTGAAAAATAAATTGCTTCCAGACATAATCATCTCTTCCGAAGCAGAAGATAATTTTTCTTCTATTTCATTTTTAAAAGAGATAGCAGAGGTTTCTCCCCAGTTTGGAAGCGAAGAAAGGCTATCTACTGAGGCTTTGTAAATCTTTCTTAAAGTATTTAAGCCATTTTTATAAAGGTCTTCAATTTTTGCATCACTTACTCCCTTTACTCCAATTTCTTTAAAGAAGTGAACAAGATTTTTAATATCTATATTCTCATTTCGTATATCAGTTTTTATCTGTGTATTTGTAGAGTCCCAGAAGTAAGGTAAATCAAGTTTAGGTTCCGTATAGTTCTCTGGGGTATTTATATGATTTTTTCTAATTTCTGAGAGATTGTCTGAGTACTTTTGTCTGAGTTTTTTAAGTTGGGAGTTCTCTATAACATGGAAATCTTCCACTTTTACTATTCTCGGTATAACATCTCCACTTCTGATTATACTTATGTTTGTACCCTCTCCAATAGAATAAAGATAAAGAAAAGATTCAGAGTCTGCATAAAGATTTCTAATAACAACACCTCCTATTTCTACTGGTTCAATTACCAAAGTAGGAACAAATATACCATCTTTAGAGAGTGTTCTATGAATGAATTTAACCTTTGTAGGATAACTTTTCTGAGGAAATCCTTTATAAGCCACAGCATAAGCAGGGTTTAAATTTGAAGATTTGAGTGCTTCTCTACTCTCTTTATCATTTATATCCAGAACAAGTCCATCTATATCTATATCAAGTGTTTCTCTAAAATCTTCAAAGATGGAGTCAAGTGTCTCCTTTGTAATTCTTTTTAAAGGAAGTAAAATGCAAAGAAGTGAACTGTCAAGTGTAAAATCTTTTATAAATTCAAGAGTTTGATGTTTATCTTCATATGTTTTACCTTTTCCATAGAATATGACACTTAGATACGGAAGAAAATTTTCATCTGGTTCTACGGCTGACATGAGTCCAGCCACTGTATTTCTAGTATTTTTATAGGGTGTAAGACCTCTTTCTTCTCTTATTTTGTTCATTTCTTTAAGTGCTTCTCTTTTAAGTACAATTTCTCCAAAATAGACACCTTTTTCAAAAGTTGGAATACCTATAACTTCCACAAAAGATGTAATATCAAATCCCTCTGTTCCTGTACCACGACTTAGTGCTGTATATTCTCCATTTTCTGAAAATTCTACACATATACTTATACCATCATATTTTGGAGTAATTACGAGCATATCATCATCTTTGCACCTTTCAAGCCACTTTTTAATCTCTTCATCTGTTTTAATCTTATCCAGACTTCCCATAGTAATAGGAAGTTCTCTAAGTGGCTTTCCATTATGCGTATAATCCATTACTTTTGGATTTCCATCAGATATATTATCTGTAAAAGATAAAAGGAAATCATACTCTTCATCAGAGATAACAGGCTCTCCAATTCTATACATCTCATTTGCATAGATGATCATTTCATCTATGTTATTTAAATTACTGTGAGATGATTTTTCAAGTTTTTCTTTTATAACAGTTAAGTCCATAAATTTGTGAGTTTTATCTTTTAGTATCAGTAATAAAAAGTCCTGTAAGAAGTCCAAGAAGTATAAAAAGGACATAAATGAGACAGTCCAGGATAACTTGCTTGGTTGTAGGTACTTTTATATTAAGTTGTAAAGTTTTTGGGTCATCTTTAGAGAGTTTACCATCAAATTTAAAATCTACTACAATACCACCTACAAATTTAACAGCAACAGGATTTTTACTTCCAGGTCTAATTTCTATTATTCTACCCTCTCCATATACAGGGTGGACAACTGGTGTACCTATTAAAAAACTATCTTTCATTACTTTAAAGTATTTTATAATTTTATTACTTTAAAATGCAAGATGTTGCAAAATCCTGGAAAACCGTTCTCCCATTTGGATTTCCGAAAGTATAAATATATATGATAATTTCTTAAAAAATAATTTAATATGTCAACAGGATTAATATCACTCGGAGACATCACTGGAAAATATAAAGCAAGTGGTGTATATTTTACTCATAGAGATGGTACTGCTGTTCCTACTGCTACTGGTAATGAGCCAGTAAGACTTATTGCTGGATTTTCAAGAACTGGTGTATTCAATGTACCTGTTCTTATCCAGAAAGGAGACTTGGATACAGCAAGAAAACTTTTTGGGACAAGAGATAGAGTACTTGAAAGACAGGGTTCTTTCTTTCATAAAAGTATAGAAGTAGCACTTGCATCTGGGAGTGTACTTGCCTTAAACTTACTTAAAACTAATAACTCAGTAAATGAACAGGGAGAACCTACAGCAGATGCTGATAAAGTAGAATTTAAAACATTCTCACTTGATCCAAGTACACCAAATGGAGAAACTCATGAAAGACTACTAGCGTCTTATTATAACAAAACAAGATTCTGGAAGCCAGATCCAAAGTACTTAACTGCTAACGGTACTGTACTTGATAAGCAAAGTAGATTATTGTCTTTAACTAACCTTTCTAAGAGTCCAATTTCTGTACTTATTAGAAAGAGTCAAGTGAAAGGATTTGATATTACTGCACTTGAATGGTATAAAGATGTAGAACTTATTCCAGCATTTATGAAATCATCAGATTTAATTTCTGACTATTTCATCGATGTAATTGTACTTTCTGGAGATTTCTCAGCTTCTCAGTATCCAGTGCTTTCTTCACATCCAGTATTTGGTAAGTATTTTACTTCTACAGGACTTCGAAAAGATCTTCTTGAAGAATTTTTAAATCTTAAAGAAGTAAAAGTTAAACAAATTTATACAGGTACTGTTATTCCTAACTTTGTAGATGGTAATGGTATCAATAGAAATATTCAAAACCTTATCAATTCTAATACTAACTTTGATGGTCTTCTTTGTGCTATCAATGAAAAAGAACTTGATAAGTATATTACAAAGACTAACACTGCACATCTTGACCTTATAGGAAATAGACTACTTGAAAAACCAGTAGAAGAAATCAATTTCCTTTCTTACAAAGGTGGGCTTGTAGATAAGATAGAAACTCAGATTGTAAAAAGTGAAAAATCTTTATATATCAATGCTGATGGAGAGGGTCTAGTATGGACTCCTGCAAGTGGACTATCTGCTGAGGCTACTCTTGTAGTTCCAAATACAGATCCATTCTTTGAACAAATTTACACAAGAGTAAATGTAGGTAGTACTCTTGAGGGAGAACAAGCTACAGCAGAAGTAAGAAGTGTGGATAGAACTTCACAAAGTGTAACACTGAAACTTTCTGCTATGAAGCCTGGGACTACTGATTGGAAACTTAAAGGTGGTTCTCTTCCAGAAGAAGATTACAAGAGCATAAACACTGTGGAAGATATGACAAAAATTGTTGTATCAGCAGGTAAGAAAACTGGAAGTAGATGGGATACAAGCATTATGAATGAGCATGAAGTATCATTTAGATCTTCTACTTTACTTGAAAAAACAGCAGAACTTTTTGCTGGTATAGAGAGTATGCTTATGGATGGTGGAGTTACAGTAAGAAACAAATTCCCTATCTTAAACTTTACAAACAACTCTTCAAATCCTGTAAAAATAACACTTAAAGTTACCAATGGAAGTGGAGATACTGAACATACTTTAGAAATTCCAGCAGAGAAAGAAGTAAATGCTTTACTTACTGATGGTACTAAAAATCTTAAGTGGTACAAAATTCATGATACTCCAATTGATGTACAGATTAAAGATAACAAAATCTATGCTTCTCATATGTCTTCTCTTTATAAGAAAGCAAAAGATAAAGACATAATCACTGGGGACTACTATGATTATAACAGTGAAAAAACTTATCTTAAAATTGAATTCTCGTACACAGAAGAGGGAGAAAGAGTCCTAAAAATTACTGGATATGAAGATATGGAACTTACAAGAGAGAAAAATCTTACTGAAGAAATTGTAAATGGAGGTAAGATAGTGAGTGGTAAAGGTACTTCGGTAATTACTCTACCTATAAAGAAAAAATCTGATGAAACTTCTGTAATCGTAGATAAAGCATACAAAGATTACTTAAAAGTTGGACAATTCCTTGTAGCCCAAGAAAATGGAAAACCTACACTTGCAAGAATTGTATCAATTAAGAATGTAATGGAGGCAGGTCTTCCATCTCTCTTGGTGTCTACAAATGGAAATATTAAACTTTCAGAAAGTGGAGAAATAGAAAGAAGACTTCCAATTGAAGATATGTTCTCTGAATATGATCTTTCTTGTCTTAAAGGATTCTCACTTAAAGATCATCACTTACCAAATAATACAGACCTGAGAGTAAGAGAAATCTACTCTGTAATGACTGATACAGTGATGGCAAAAACTTTGGTAGATCCAGAAATGGTAGATTTCAGATACTTTGTGGATACCTTTAATAAAGGACTTACTCCAGAAAGTAAAAGTTATCTTTCTAAACTTATTCAAGGTAGACAAAGATGCCTGGGTATCCTAAACTGTCCTACTCCAGAAGAATTTATGGATAGTGTAGATCCAAGATTTACAAACACACCAAGTGCAGAAGATCCATTCCCTGGACTATCAGCCGAACTTATCAATAAAGGTGGTAATATAGATGAAAATCCAAGTTTCCTTTATACATTACCACAAGAAGTAAGTGGAGCATCTTATGTAGGTTTCTACTTCCCTAATATAGAAGTAAGAAATGATGATGGATCTATTTCTTCTGTACCTCCTGCATGTTTTGTAAGTAATAACTTTGTAGAGAAATATAAAACTAATCCATACCTTGCAGTTGCTGGTATGAAGAGGGGTATTATTTCTGGAGAGGGAGTAACAGGAGTAACTCTTCCACTATCTAAAAGTGACAGAGGAGAACTTGAAGAGAAAGGAATCAACCCAATTTATAGAAGAAATGATGGTTCTATTGTAATTATGGGTAATGAAACAGGATTCCAAAAGTATACTTCTATTCTGAACAATATTCACGCAAGAGAAACTCTTATCAACATAGAAATTGATCAAGAACAACTCCTTGCTGGATTTATGTTTGAATATAATGATGATACAATGCGTACGCAAGTTCTTTCTATTCTTGACAATTATTACTCTAATCTTAGAGATGTTTATGGTTGTATAGAAGAATTTGATGTTGTATTTGATAGAAGTAATAACCCAGATTGGGTAGTTAGAGAAAATACTTCAATAGTGGATGTTATAGTGAAGATTCCTAATGTAACTAAGAAATTCATCAATAGAATTACTCTTAGTGGAAACTCTACAATTGTAGGTAGTTTTACAGCAGTATAAGAGTAAAAGAGTTTTTACTTTTGAATCCTGTAACATAGAAAACAAGAGACCCCTGCTGATATTTTAGCAGGGGTCTCAATGTTCAAAATTTATAAGTGAAAATATCCGTAAGTATATTATGATTCTCTTGAACCCAAAGTTTCACTTAAATCTTCTCCATTTCTTGAAAGCCTTACATATTCACTTGTTATAGGATAAAATGTACCTGCTTCCATAGATTTTGTTCTGATAGAGATAACTGCATCTGAAAGTTTGCTCTCTATAATGATGTCTTGTATCCATTTCCCAGCCACGAAGACATACACAGGAGAACCTACTACATACTTAGGGACACTAAATAACTGTGAACTAAGTTCCTTAATCTTCCGGGTACTCTGCTTGGCTTTTACAAGATAATAAGCAGTACTGCAAAACAGGAGTACTGCAAGTATGATTGTAATATAAAAATAAACAGTCATAAGTTTTGAATGATTTTTAAAAATTCTCATATCTATTTCCTTATAGAAGAGCATCTCCTGGAGTAAATACAGTCCCAGTTTCTGTAATCATCATTCTTGTATAGTCTATTTCGAATTCTATTTTGTGATCTTTAATGACACCATCTCTGGACTTTAGAACTTTCATATAATATCTACGGGCTACTTTCATTTCTGGAGTTTGGATAATACCCAAGACACAATCTGGTCTATGAAGTATACCTTTGGATTCACTACTCATACTCATAGTGATATCTTCTGCACCAAATCCAGTTCCAGAAAGTTGATGAAGTATTATCATTGCCCAATTGTTATCAACTCCCATTTTATAGAGATCATTCATATTGCTTTTATGATATGAATAAGCCTCGTACGCATTTGCAGTAGTATATCCATGATCACTTCCCACCTCATTTAAGTAATCTACAATTACACAATGTACTTTGATATCAAGTTTTTGTTCTACACTTCTGACATAGTTTTGGATACCACTCGGTGTAATCCCTCCAAATCTCTTTGCTCTAAATATACCAGGTGGAATTAAACTTGTACTTGTTTTATCTTTAAAGCGCTTAATTTCTGCTGAAATAGAGTCAAGACTTGTAGAAAGTTTTGAATAATCTCCTATATCTATATCAAAGATACCAGCACCTACTCTCTTAAAGATTTTATCTGTACTCATTTCAAGAGAGATATAAATGACATTGTAACCATTTAAGTGGATATTTCTTGCAAAGTTACAGCCCCAAATAGATTTTCCTATGTTAGTTTCTCCAAGAATAAGAGTAGTAGTACCAAGTGGAATACCTCCAGTAGGGTGGTCAATCCATGCTTTATTTAAATTTGTATATCCAGAGTTAATTTTTTCAGTAGAATCATCTACAACATGGGTGTGAGGATCATAGAAATCATCCCCCAAATCATCTTCATCAAGAAGTATATCTCCTGCCGAAGAAATGATAGATTTTGCTTTCTTTATAACTTGTGATATAGTCCCAGGTTCAAGAACTTGTCCACGAATATATTCAATGGCATTTTTATTCTTCTCTTGAAAATCTTCCCATTGTAACCAAGATTCACTGGTCTCTTTAAGAAAAGAATGGTTGTATTTTTTAAGATCAGTTGCTATAATATGTGAAACAGCAGATAAGAAAGTAGTATTGTTCTGCTCAATAGATTCATCTGGATTAAGTATAAACTTATCTGGATTTCTATTAACAACTTCTCTAATCTGTGAAATATCTGGATCCTCAAGATTCCAGGGTAGTTCCATAAACTTTCTGTTATAAGCAATAGAAAGTTCATGTAAGAGTTTTATACTTGGTGTTTTCCAATATTTTGTCGGTAAGGTAGTAATCTTTCCTATCGAACAAAAATAGAGAAACATTGCTGGTTCAAAATTAGAAATAGAACTGTTCATTTTTTTAATTACTTCATTAAATCAATATAATCATCTTTATAGGTAAATCCCTCCCTTTTATAGTAGGTCTTTCTAATTTTACCCCACTTAAATGCATAATTTTCAGATGATACAGTACAGTTTGTTATATGATCATGGAAATTACATCTAAGGTCATCTATGATATCAATCCAAGTGAATTTATCTTTTGAGTGATGATTAGTCATTCCTCTACCAATAGCCTGTGAAAGTGTAGTCTCTGCTTTAATAGGTTCTGCACATATAATATATGGAAGATTACGGATTGTATGTCCAGTAGAAAGAGTTTCATAAGTAGAAACAAGAATGTTATTTGAAGAACCTTCCATTTTTGCTTTAAATTTAGACCTTGAATCTTCTGGGACATGTTGATCTATGTACATTATAGTTCTATCTTGGGTATACATTTTTATTTCTTCTATAAGTCTTTTACCAAAGTCATCCATTGTACTTACAAAGAAAATGAGAATATTACCATCAAGTTTCTTACAGAGTTTAGCAATAAATTCCATTCTTCTCTTAGAATCTCTGATGGCTTGAAGTTCAAGTCTAAGAAGTTTTTCTCCTGGTATTTGGCTTTTTGCGTAATAGAGTTCTTTCTTCTTACTTTCTTCTATAGAATTTACAGTAATACATCTTATGGAAATAGGTGTAGCCCTACCCTTATTCATAAGTTCTTTCTTTGTAACAGTCTTTAAGATTCCACCAAAGTAAGCCATTAGACTTAGGTAGTCAGCAGATGTATCTTTTACAATAGATCCACTAAATCCACCTGTATAAAGTCTATTCTTTGAAAGATTTATGACAGTCTTTGTAGTTTCAGAAAGTCTATGGCATTCATCAACAAGTACAGCATCATACTTTTCAAAGAATTCAGGATTGTTCTTTGTTATATTTACAAGATATTGGAAATTTGTAATATGGATAGAACCTCTATCATCTTTAAGTTTATTTTTAGAAAGTAACATAGAGATATCTAAGAGATCTCCACCTGAGTAATCTTCAAAATCTGCATACATCTGTCCAACAAGTCCTGGATTTATAGTAAGAATAAGAACTTTCTTTACAGGAGTCTCTTTTACAAGATATCTGCTTATCAGATAGAAAAGCAGGGTCTTTCCAAATCTTTGAGAAAGATCCATAGTGAAGTATTTATATTTTACAGCAAGATAAATTGCAGTGATTTGATCTTCATCAAGTTTAAAATCTTCACTTTGAAAATTCTCTGAGCAGAATTTTTCTATTTTCTCTATTGTGACTGTATCATCAACAAGATATTCTTTATTTTTTATAGAAACTGGAAATTCATAGTCTTTACAAATACCAAGCAAGTGTTTCCACATTCCAATAGGTAAGTATTTGTAATTTCTAAGGAAGTTTACTGTTCCATCCCATTTGCTACCTTTTGGAATCCTAAATCTCCAATTTCTTATCTTCTGAGCATAAACTTTACGGACAGTATCAAGTTCTATTTGACTGTCATATTCAAGTTCAAGTTCTTTTGTATCTGAGTGTACTGTAATCTTCATATAAGGTTTTTATTTGTCAAGTTCTATGTAGTACTTGATTCCAAGTAGCATTTTATCAATAGTATCAACTGTATCTGTTACAAAATTGATATAATCAGTCATTATCTGTATAAGATATCTGAGATCTTTTGTATAAGAGTCAAGATAGATTTTACGCTCTCCCTCACTTTTATAGACAATACCATAATCTTGATCTCCAGGTGGAAGTTTTCCTATCTTCATAGAATGCATTCTATCTCTTTCTACTTTACGAAGATATTTCACATAGAGTGATTGCTCAATTAGAAGTTTTCCTTTCTTAGATATAAGTTCCTGTCTATATACATAAAGCCTGTTCTTATTCAAGCGAAGTGCTTGTGGAGAAGAAAAGAAAGAAGAAACCTCTGAGATGATAGTTCCGTAATGGTCTATATCTTTTATAAAGTTTGACTTCTGGGACTTGGCTATATCTACAATGTTTATGCTACTCATTTAGAAAAGTGTTTTTTGTATATTACCAGATTTCTTACCTTTTGGTTTTGTATGGATAATAGGTTTTACATCTTCTTTCCTAGACTTCTCAACAGGTATTTTAATCTCAAAATCAAAGGAATCAGAAAGTCTATCTTCATATCTGATGATAGATTTCATATCAAGTTTAAGATCATTTAAATTTGTCTGCATATGCTCTTTTATAAAGTTCTTTGTATGTTCTATCAATCTCTATGATATTAAAGTTTCGAAGAATAAGAGAAAGTGATGTAGTTGTAAAATCTCTTGGATGTAAAAGAGAAAGATCTACATTACCATTTCTGTCTTTACATAGAGTCATAAACTTTGTACCAAAGAATGATTCTCTTATAGCAATTAGAGAAATGTAGTTGCCAAATGGGTCTTTAAGAATAACAATATCCCCTGGTCTAATCTTTGCCCAAGAAATGTTATAAGATCTTATCATCCCATAAATGGTAGCTGTAAGTCCAAATAAAAAGAAAAATAAGAATAAAAAGGATACTATTTTCATATGTCGCTTGAAAGTTTAGAATCTACTATTTGTTTAAAATCTGAGGGTGCATCATCGTAAAGGTCTTCAACCATCTCTTCATAAAGTGGATGATAAAGTACATGGGTAACATTAACTGCACACATTATATCATCATCATTACCACTTTGACATTCATAATTACCACTTTTATTTAAACTGAAATTGGTACTCTGAGTAATTGTATTGGAATCTGTAAGAAGAAGTTGTCCTATTCTTACATGTTTCTTGAATTTCTTTGTGGCATCTTTTTTTACAGAATCTGTATTGAATACTCCCTGTTTGAAAGTTTTAGCATCTTCCCATACCATATTATAAGGAAATTCAAGGAAGATATCTGTATCAAGATCGTTATTATCTCCATAAACTTCTGAACAGGTCTTTGTAAAAGTTCTACCCTCATAATTGAGTTCTACTATACCAACTATATTCTCATTGAAGAGATCCATTACTATGTGGTAGAAAATTTTGGCTACCATATCAACTTCAAGTTCATTACTTCTAAATTTGGCAACTTCTACAAGTTTATAGAAATCTTTAACAGAGGTAGCAATTTTTATTTTATCAAGTTGGGTTTTGGACATCGGCATAATCTTGTAGAAAGTAATAACAGAGTAATCTCCACCTCCACCACCTGCAAGATCCACAGAGAAAATAAATTTACTTGAATCATCTGAAAAATCTGAGGGATCTATATCTGGATGCACAATAAAGACATCTGGATTTTGAAGAGGAGTATCAAGATCTTCAAGAATAGTCTCTATGGCATCCACTGGAAAAGGTTTATATTTCTTCTCCTGTGTTTTTAAGGTTCTCATTGTTACAGAGTTGAATATCATGGAATTCCCTGCCATGAATTGATTTCCATATTCTTGATTGAAATCTTCTTCATTTCCAAGATCTTCAATTTGTGCCTGTTTCCATTCTTCTCCTCTATAAACTATATTTCCATTTTCATCCAGAAGTGGATCTCCAATTTCATTATTTAAAGGAACTTCCCACCAATCTACACGGATAGGATTAAAATTGTTTGTTCCTTTTACTGCTTTCTGCCATACCTCATAGAATTTATTTGTTCCTCTGGGTGTACTCATTATAATAAGTTTAGCAGTAACAGAAGATGACATGGTAGGTATAATAGTTCGATACAGTTTATTAATGATTGAGTGATGAACAAGAGCAAACTCATCCATAATAAGCAAATGACAGGTCATACCAGCAGCAGTATTCTCTGTGGTAGTCTCTACTGTAAGAGTATTATTATTAGAGAAATGCTTCTTTCTTATATTGTCTTTCTTAAGTCCAAGTTTAAGAAAATAAGGTAGTTCAAGTAGCATAACTTCTATCTTTTGTGCAAGGTCTTCTGCCTTATCTGAAGTAGCACTGGCAATTACAACATTTCTATCCTTATTAAAAATAAGATACCAAACTACAAAGATGGCAGTAGTAACTGATTTACCACTTTGTCTACTTTGGAGGAGAATGTTTTTGTTATATTTTTTAAGTTGAAGAAGTATTCTTCTCTGATATTTTCTAAGTTTTACAAGTCTATTTCCACCATCGGTAAGAACTTTACAAAAATTCTCTGCAAAATATATTATATCTTCTTTACATTTTGCAAGTTCAAGGATCTCTTCTTGAGTATATTCAAAAAGTACATCATCTTTCATTTTACGAATGTTGTTATCATAAAATGGGTGATTTCTTGGTGCAGGAAGTGAACCTGTAAGATTATATTCTTTTACAATTGCTTCTATTTTAGAACTTGTCCATATACTGGATCTTGTCGAAATTTGGGTCATAAAAATAATATAACATTAAATAAAATATTAATTTTTAAAAACTTATATATATATGGAAGATAACAATTTAAACACTGGATGTCTAATGCTTTCTGTACCGATGATGGAAGAAGTAGTTGAAAGAATGCATGATGACTTGGAAAGAATACTCCTCAGTCATGGATATAGAAGAGATGAAGATTTTGAATTTGATAAGTACATTCATATTACAGTAGCATTTGGTATAAATATAAACACTGATATAAATCTTATTAAAGAAATAGTAAGAAATAGACCAAGTTATTTCCAACTTACAGAACTTTCACTTTTTGAAAATGAAGTTTTTGATATTATTAAGTTCGATGTAATGAGTACAGATCTTAGAATTCTTAATCATATCATAAAATCAAAAATGGAAGTAAAATCTACCTTTAATGAGTATCATCCGCATCTTACTGTGGCATATGTTCCAAAAGGTATGGGAGTAGAACTCATAGCAAGACTGAACAAACTTCTATATGAAGAGATGAATTTTGCTTTTGAACCTCTTACACACAGTAGTGAGTATACTTATAGTACTTCTATGGAGGGAGATAGAATAGAACTTTAGAATACGAGTATAATTCTCAAAAGTAAAATTTTTAGAAACTTTTTATCATCAATTGCTTCTACAATTGTAGACAGATTGTCCCAGAGTTTAATTACTCTGGGACAACTGTTTTAACAATTAGATTAACAAATAAATTTAAATCACTTAACAATTTACTTTTATTATGCCTGTACAGTATCTATTTCAGAGTTATATCTAAGATCTATACTGTCTACACAATGTCCTCCTTTAAACCATACTCTAAAATCAAGAATCCAAAGGAAGATTACAAGAATCCAACCAAGAATACTAAGTGTTCCTCTTTTCTGATTTTTTCCAAGTGCAGATGATATAGTTTCATCTTTATGTCCAAATGGATAATGTTTACCTTTTACAAACAGAGTATTAAGCATAGTTCTATACTCTTGATTGCAATATCTGTCAAATCTAAGTAGTGAATCCATCAGTGTTTGATTCATAATAGGAACAGCATCACTCCATTTACGCTTCCAAGTATATTTAATAGTTACCACTATGAAAGAAGCAAGTAACATATACCTGAATGCATATGCGACCATAAGATAAAGAATCATAAGAACTACAAAGTTCGCAAATAATTTTAAAAAATTTTTCATATATGGGAAAGAAATTTTATTTAAAGAGTGGTAGAGACTTCTTAATAATTGCATCTGATTTATAAGGTGCAGTTGGTAATCCCTCTATTTTTCTATAATTATGTTCAAGTACTCTGATTACTATCCAAAGAGGTATTATTTCTATCTCCTCTGTAATAACCTGAAGCCAGGATATAGGTGTATATTGGATAATAGATGAAAGTCCCAAGAGCAAGAGTACTATATTTGTTCCAGAATAAAGGATTACAAAAATAAGTAACCAATTAGTAGAATTCATATAATATCTTAGAACAGTTTTCTTAGCAATTGCCATTCTAAGAAGTAGAGCATATGAAAGTATAAGAATTGTATATTGAACCATACTGTCTACATATACTATGTCTGTCTTTTCCAGCCCCAGGGCTTGTATTGTTGTACTTGTGTCCATGTTTAAAAAATTATAAAATATAAGAATTATGGATTATTTGATACTTCTTCACTTTGTTGTTCTTCTTGAACAGGATCTGGTGTATCATCTACACCAAGTCTTCTGTTTATAAATTTAGATGCTGTCTTTGGAAGTTTTGTAAGTTCCTTACCACTTGAATCGATTAGTGGTGTTCTATACTTAATAATAATAGCATGACCAAATACACTCATTATAGTAATAATAAGGTAAAGTACAAACTTATTCACATATCCCTCAGAATATGCAAACATAGAAAGAAATGATACAATTGATGTAATTACAACAGAAGTAACTATTGATTTAAAAGTAAGATTTTTCTTTCTTACAGGGTCATCATAATCACTAAGAATAGAAAACAGAAGACCACCCACAAAAAATAAGTAGAAATATGGATCGTAAATCATAGCATGTTCTACTGTACTTATGGCACTAGTAGAGAGCATCACAGATAGGTAGGCTGTGGAAAAGGCTGTTTTAATACTTAAAATGTTAGTTTCCATATTTTTACAAAGACAAAAAATTTGTAATATGTATTAATATGGAAACTAACATTTTGGTATGTTTATAACATTTGATTACTTAGTCTTGTTCAGAGTGTCTATATTCTCTGAAATAAAGATAGCCAAGTAGTCACCAAGTAATGAAAGTAAAGGAACTCCATTTCTAAGTAAGAATTTTAGATAAATGTGAGTATTGACAGGAATGGTAGTCTCTCCTGTAACTTTCCATTCTCTCTTTGGAGTACCATTAGGTAGGAGAACTGGATGTCCATCATCTCCATACACAATCTCCAAAGTTTCCTCAGGTACTTTTATGATTTCAAAAGTTTTAGGATCTCTAAGATAACTCCATGTAGTATCTGACATGTACCAATCTGGACATTGAAGAGGTAAGGTAACTCGTTCTCCCATAGAATCTACACCTACCTGTCTATAAAGGATATGTGTATTTTTAGTAGTAAGATCTGGAGTAATCTTGTATACTTCAATATATCTGGACAGGTGTGGAAAGAGTGGATGTGGAGCAAGTTCTTGCTTACAAAACACCATCTCTTCCTTATTAATGGTATCAAGAAGAGCCTGTATTTGTGGTGGTATTATGCTTCGTTTATTCATATTTTTAAGGTTTTATAAAGTATTCTGGGTATGTTAAATTAAATTGTGGAAGTTTAGTCTCTGTATTAAAGATAAACTTAAATTTGTTATCTGCAGTAAGTAAATGATCTGGAATTAGATATTCTTTTGTATTACCAATGGTAGCATTAGGAGTAGTAAAAGTAACCAAGAGTAAGTTTGCTACTTTCTTATATGTAACATTTACAGTAGAATTTACTACATTATAAGCAAATTGTGTACCATTGAGGTAGAAAAATCCTGTGGAAGAAGTAAAAGATTGAAGTACTCCAAGAGTTGGTGCATTTCCTGTACCAAGTCCCATTCTCCAGAATGGAATACCATTAATAAGAATAGTATTTAAGGTATATGAAAGTACCCAATCTTTATCTCCTGGAAGTTCTATTTTAGATTTTAAAGTTTCAAACAGAGATTGAACAGGAACACCTGATGGATTTAAGTTTGGTACAAGAGAAACACCAGATGGAGTAAGAGTGATCTGATTTGGTGCAGATGGATACTCTTTTATAATATCAAAGTCAGTCTTTGTCATCTGAGTCAGTCTTGTCTTATCATCCAGATCATGGAGTCTTTCTGTATAATCTATGTTACTGTCTATTATAGTAAGATCACTCTGTGGAATAACTGTATATTTTCCAGAAATACCAATAACAGACAGATAACTTGAATGATCGTAGGTTTTAATTATGAATTTAAGTTTAAACTTAGTAGTTAAATTCTCCACAGGTTGTACCCAATGCTTATGAGAGATACCTCCTGCATATACACAAGTAATAAAGAATTTCTTGTTATAATAGTACATTATGATCTGTACTTCTGGAGAAGCATCAAATCTATTGTTAAATATTCCACTTGGAGTAATATAGTTTGCAACATATTGGTTATTAGATCCAAGAGTAAAGAGTGTAGTTCTATCTCCAATTTCATTTTCTACCACAAAATCATCAAAGTGATATCTGTTGTTGAAATTGTGGATGATAAATTTAAAGAGCATACCATCTTGTACCTGATATTCTCCACCTATTTGTAGCATACTTAGAATATTACCTGCAGTGGATATTACCTGTGGTTTTGCTGGTGTTATTTTTTCATTTATAATAGCAGTTTTTCCATAGAGAGCATGATCCACAGTTTCAAATATAAGGTTTTCTGTATAAGTTGGATTTATAGGAGTATATGTAAAGTTCTCTATCTGTGTAAAATTGTATGTGAGATATTTCTTCATTATTTTCTTATATTGTTTATATTCAGCAGGATGGACAGGTACAGTAGTAGTAACAACACTATTTGTAACATTTATATTTACATTTTGGATACCTGTTTCTACATGTATAGTGTCTGGGTGTGTAAGTGTTATCTCTACGGCAGAACCTGTGGCAAGTTCCTTAGTCTCTGGATCTTGTCTTACAACAGTGGAAAATTTAGTGAGGTCATCTCCTGAGGTAACCTGTTTAAGTCCAGAAATTTTAAACTTATTACCATTAGTTTTAAATTCCAGGGATCCATTCATAGAGACAACTCTATCTGAGGATACAGTACCATCTACTGAATATATGTTGTTATCTGATCCAAGTGGAACCCAATTTCCATTTTTAAATTGGAGGTAAGCCTGTATATCTTTGTTATAGACTACCATACCATTAAGTCTTTGGTCTCCATTTATTTTTGTAGAGAGTTCAGAAAGCATAGCCTGAGACATCTTTGGAGATAGTATAACTCCTTTTTGTACATCATTTTTATAGTGCAAGGCAAGATGTGGAGGCAAGGCAACATCACTGGTTATAACATTATCTCCTACATATACTCCAAGATCTGGATCATACATTAGTACAGTATTCCAGTTATCGTAAGTGTCTCCATTTTGAGTAGCGACAGTAGGCAGAGTCTCTGCAGAATATGTTCTGGTACTTTGTGATCTAGTATGGATTCTACCATCTGATCCCAAGAACATTCCATAAGTACCGAAGTGTTTATCAGTTTCTTTTACTTTTGATTTAAATTTAAACATTACACCCTCTCCAAGCATATGTGGATAAAGTCCTTTAATTGGACTTATGTCAGAAGATTCTCTGATCATATGTTTAAGCGAATGTCCAAAGGAAGTAGGAGTAAAGATGTCCAAGAGAACATCAAAATTCTTTACTTTTTGATCTTCTTCTCTAATATCAAATGAATATCCATTTTTTATAAGATCTATTCTTCTATTATATCCAAGTCCTGTAAGAGAATAAGAAAGATGTGGATTTTTCTTATAAACAAGTTCATTTTCTCTCAGGTAGATTCCTGTAAATGAATCATTGGTATTGTATGCTGGAGTAGAAGCAAGTTTAATTCCTCCTGTAAGAGAAATTCCAGTGTCTGTGTCTGTTATATTTGAAGATTCAAATGCAAAACCTGTCCACTTTGGAATAGAACCAGCAGGCACTACAGGTGCACCAAGTTTGGTATTTAGTTTTACTTCAAGTCCCTCTATATTTTTTACTTTAATTGTAGCAGATGAAATAGTAGTACCTGAGGAATCTTTAAGATTTATACGAGTACCATTTACTTCTATTTCGGTAGCCATTCCAGATACAAAATCAGATACAGAGATAGAATCAAGTTTAATACCTTGTCCATTATAAAGTTCTATTTCCTTAGTTTCTGAGTTGTATTTAAGATCTGTACCCTCATCATCAAGAGATTGCATAGATACAGATGTGATAAGAGTAGAAGAAGAATCTTTAAGTTCTAAACTCTTTGTAGCAGGATTGAAAGAAAGTTGAAGACCTCTAAGTCCACCAACACTTCCAGAAAGATTCTGCATATTGTTTTTAAGTTCCATAAGTGTAGAACTTAGAGCAGATACATTACTCTTTACATTTTCTACCTCAGAAGTTACCTCTGAGAATTTCTCTCCTAGTCCCTCTATATTTTCTATATTGTGGGAAACACTGAACAGGGATTCCCCAGATGAAGAGACAAAAACAAGGTTTGATTTGTTTCCTCTATCGAAGTTTGCTCCAGTAACTACGCCCGATACTATATCTGTAAGTGGAATATCTTCATCAAGTTTATTTCCTTTCTTATCATAAATTTGTAAAGATTTAGTTGTCTTGTCATATCTGATATCAATCTTTGAAAGAAGTGGAAGAAGTGATATAGATGAGATAACCTCAGAATCTGAACCTACAAGATTTATGGTAGTTGTGGCTTGATCAAAAGTAAGTGAAAGTGAAGTTGGAGAAGACGCCGAACCTACTTTTCTTACAAGTTCTGTAAGTTTATCATCAATAGCGAGGTTTACAGACTCTTGATTTATAGCAGTAACTGGAAGTGTATTATATCCAAGTGGTTTTGTAGCAATCCTTGAACTGCTGATATTTTTATTACCTACCTGTCTACCATTACCATAAAATGTAGTATCAAAGTATTCTCCACTTGATGAATTTACTACTCTGAAAGTAATAGGAAGTTCTACAAGAGATTGAATATCTTGAAAAACTGGAAGTTCTGTAACAAGTATAGTAGATCCAGATTTAATAGGTGTACGAACAGTATGAGAATTTAAAGGTACAGAAATATGGTCTACAATACCGACAGCTGAAAAATCCAAGACTTGGGTAACTCCAGAGTCTGATTTTATACAGACTTTGCTTTCTTTATTTACATATACATATGCATGTCCCAAGAGTGGAGTGGATATTGTAGATTCATCTTGTACCAATGGTAAAAGAATTGAAGACATAAGAATTTAAATTTACATGTATGTACTTTATCTTTTTCCTAAGATATGGGACATAAGAGAGGATTGTACCTTTTTATCAGATAGTGTGGATTTAAGTACATTCTTTGCAAATCCACTGATTTTAGAAAGTACAGTCTCTTTATGCTTGGTAGTATTTGTTTGCATATATCCGAGTAAGGTAGCATACTCAGAGTCAAGCAGATTTTTCCTGTCTGCTCCCATGTTAGATGTTCTCATACTTATTTCTGCTATAATAGAAGAATATGAATGTGATGGAGAAGAATGGGAAGATTTTCTACCAAGTAATCCTCCACTGGCTTGTCTGATTACACCTTTTACAAGAGAAGTAGATCTCTTAGGTTCAAGTTCTTCAAAGAAGACATTTTTATATTCAAGTGAATGTGTTTTTGAAAGATCTGCTTTCTGACCTTGCTGTTTAATTTTATTTTTAACTGTATCTTTAAGTAAGGCTTTACCTTGCTTTATAGCAGTTTTGAGAAGTGATTTACCAAGAGTATTCATTATCTTTCCAAATCTGGTTTTAGCATTTCCCCCAGAAAGAATAGATGAAAATTCTTGGTTGGTAGTGGTTTCTTTTATAAGAGATTCAAGATTTAGAACAGAAAGTGTAGAAGAATCTTTAAATCTCGATGATACAATTTTAAGTTCTACTTCATTTACTTTTGGAGTTGTATTATCAATTTGATCTGAAAATACTCCTTCAAGTTTTAGAGTACAATCCATAAAAGTAAATTTATAAGCAGAAAGTATAGGTGTTATAGGTGTAGTAGCATCAGTACCTGGGGCTTGTACACTGCTTGAAAAATCAAGAAGTTCTTCTTTAAGTGTAGTTTCCTTTCTATTTGCAAATTCATCATTATCTGGGATATAAGTACTATATTTTCCTATTTCATAAACAAAAATATCTACAGAGAATTTAGAAAGATTATCTGGAAGTACTTGTCTATGATAAATGTGATCGTATGTGATATATTGGTAGAGATCGATAAGTAGTCCAAGTTTAAGATCTATAGTATCCCAATATTTACATGTAAGTACAGCCTCTTCATCTGTAGGAGAAGCAAAATTAAGCCGAGAGCTTCTATTCCATACAGTAGAAAGACCTGTAACACCCTGCAAAAGATATGGAGCCTGATTAAGGAAATTTAAGTGGTAAACTAAATTTTTAAGTGCTTCTGCTCTGTCATATTCTCCAATTTGCATAAGATAGTAATATGCACTACCTCCACTACCAAGAAGTGAAGAATCTGGATTCTCTTCTTGAAGATTAAAAAGTGGAGAATTATTACCAAATTTAAAAAGAACATCTACACCAAGAGTACTTGGATCTTGAATTGAATATCCAGATTTTGAACCGATTTCATAGTTCCTATACTTATTCTTTGTAAGTGTAATTGGATCTATTTGGCTTTCCTGTGGAGAATTTGTATCCGACCCAAGAGGTAATGTACTTGTTACAGTACCCCTAAGTAGAGAAGAATATTTCTCAGAGTTCGAAATTTTATTCATATTTACAGGAAGTAGCATAAAGAAAAGGTATTTAGATGTTATGAATATGTATCTGTTCTTTGTGGGTATTTATAAAATTTTAAGAATACAGAAAAGATGACAACAGTTACAATAAATCATTCGGCTTTCCCATTTCTTCCTGGTCAAGTTTTTAATTTTACAGAACCTATTACTGTACTTGTTGGAGATATAGGAGTAGGCAAAAGTACAATGCTTAAACTTATAGCAACAGAAGACCCTGCTGCTTTGATTAACAGAACATGTAAAAATGTCATTTGGTGGGATAGTGAACTTGGAAATCCAAGAACAAGAAACTTTGAAATTCTGGATTTCTTTTTACAATATGTAAACAATATAGAGATTTCACAGGAGGAAAAACTTAAAATTGGAAAGATTGTTAAAGATTTTCTTGTTCTAAACAGTGAAGAGAGTACTCTAACTTGTAGTCATGGAGAAAAACTTTTCCCTATTCTTGAAAGTATAAAAAGCCACACAGGTAGTCTTATTCTTCTGGATGAACCAGATTCTGGACTTTCTATAAAGAAAATAGAAGAATTTGTAAGAATTATAAGAAGTACAATAGAACATGGTACAGAATATATCATTGCTACTCATTCTCCTGTTCTCATTTCACAGGTAAGTAAAGTGTTCAATATGGAGACTGGAAGTTATGAAGACTCAAAATATTATTTAGAAAGAATATGGAACAGATAACAGTTTATACAGATGGTGGTTGTACTCATAACCCTGGAGTAGGTGGTTATGGTATTGTAATTCTTAGAAAAGATAAGAGTCCAATTCTTATAAGTAAAGGCTTTGAATACACCACAAATAACAGAATGGAACTTATGGCTGTTATAGAGACCATGAAACTTTTCAAAGATAAAGATGTGAAAGTAGAAATTTTTACAGACAGTAAGTATATTACAGACAGTATAAATCTGGGTTGGGTATACAAATGGAAAAGTAAAAATTTTGAGGGTACTAAAAATCCAGATCTTTGGAAAAAACTTCTTGATGTTCTTACAAATAAAATTACCTTATCTTGGGTAAAGGGTCACTCTGGAAATGTATACAATGAGATGGCTGATAAACTTTCTAAAGAAGCCAGATCTAAAATAGTAGAAAAAGACACAGAATTCTTAAAGATAGAAGCAGAAAGTAAGAAACCTAAGACAATTGGTAATAAAAATAAAACTCTCTTCTAAGGTGTTGTATTTACAGTAGATGAAAGAATAGAACTTTCTGCACTCTGCACCATCTGTGAAAATGTTCCATTTGATATAGGAAATTTACTTTGATCGATAGCAGTTGCCATTGCTTTAAGAAGTAACATCAGAGGTTCTCCATTTACAGCAGAATATATCGGATTTGCACCTACATCAGTTGTGCTACCATTGACATGGACATAATTACTGTTTGAAGTAATTGTATTTGGTGTAGAAATATTTACAGCATTAGTGCTGGTAACAGAAATAGTATCTCCTGCAAGTTCTATAGTAGAAGAAGATCCTGAATGATTAATCACAATATTTCCATTTGGTTTAATATTTAAGATAGATGTTCCATGATCTATCATAAGTCCTGTACCTTTGGCAAAGTAGATTTTAATACTTCCTGTTGTGTCATAAAGAAGTGAATGAAAACCCTCGTAATCTTTCTTCATTTCATCTATCATATCCTCTGCAAGTTCTTCAATACAGGTATAAACAGGATGATAGATGGAATCTGTAGGAAATTTAACCTTTACTATCTGATCCTTTTTAGGAATAGAAATTTGTCCTCCTCCTTTATTTCCAAAAGTGATAGGCACTTCTGGATATGCCCAGGGAAGATCATCGACTGGGATATCTTCAAGTTTAGTAGTACCAAAGATTCCATACACAAGTATTTTACATCTTCCCTTATGAAGAGGATCATTTATATCGACTATTTTTCCTAAGTATTCCATTTAGATTTTTATTTAAGTTCCCAAGTTCCTTGCGTAAGTACTGTATCTGCTACTGATGGACTTTTAGACACAATATAAAATTTGTGATTTATAGCAGAAGAAAGTGAAGAAGATACATTCTCTGGAATAGAGAAAAGAAGTTCTCCAGATGTCCTTGATATTCCAGAAAGTTTAGACTCTGGAATGAACAATTTTTTATCATCTGCTCCAAAGAACACCATATAATAATTGTTTATAGAATCCAGTTCCACAGGTTTAATCATGTTATCTTGTTTACTAACAAGAGTAAATTTGTGATTAGTAGTAAATCCTGGATTTATAGTAATATGACTCTCTTCTTTAGTAAGCATATCTATAACATTTACATTGATATAGATAGGAGTAATTACAGAACCTGGCTTCTGGATAGATTTTTCATAGAGATTTACAGAAGTAGTTTCATTTTTAGGTAGGTAAAGTTTATGAGAATAAACATCTCCAGAAAGTCTGAGAGTAGTAGATGTATTTTTAAAATTACCTATCTTCTCTGTTGTAAGTGATGCAGATTTTACAATAGAATGTCCAGTTTTTGTATTTAAGATATTCATTGTATAATCTACAGATATTGCACGGAGTACATCAGGATATTCAAGTATAGGTTTAAATTTAAAGTTTTTATGGAAATTAGATGTTTGAAGCGTAGTAATGGAAGAAGTAAGTACATTTTCTCCATCAGTATGTTCATAAACATTTAGAGTATGTGTAATCATTAGATTTACACCTGTACCCATTATTTCATATATGTAATCTTCAAAAGAATAATCAGGGAGTGTAGTACTTCCAAAATATTCAAAGTATCCATTCTTTTCTACAAGATTTGCTGTAACTGAACTTACTGGTTCTATATCAGAAAGTACAACAGATTTAGTATCTCCAATTTCATAGGAAACTCCTGTATTTGCTGGAGAAATAACCTCTTTTGTAATAGTACTTATAGAAATGTAAATATTTCTTTCAAGTGTACCAAGTGAGAGATCCTGTGCGTACGGCATACTTCCTGTACTTACATAGACAGGAGCAGGTATTCTTATTTCCAAATATGAATCATAGACAACCTCACTGATTATTATAGGAGTTTTTGGATATCTGATCAGTGAATAATCTTCTTTTGTAAATTTAAAGTGGCAAAGTTTGAATTTGCTGTCATTTTCATTTTTAAGTGCTACTTCAAGCAGGAATCCTTTTATGTCTTCTGTAAAAGTATACCCACTTTTTAAATAAAGTCTCACAGTATTCATAGGAATAGTGGTACTTCTAAGGAATGAATACTTGTTTACGAGTAAGGTATTTGAATGTTCAGATTCAAGACTTCCAATAGATCTTCCAGCAAATCTTGGTGTTGTACCTACTTGAATTACGCTATGTTCAAGATCAGCATTGTTACCTGTTTTATTTGTGTTTTCAATTATCTGTATGTAGTTGTCATCTGCAGATCTTACAACAGAATAATCAAATTCAGAAGATAAAGAGACACCACTTGAATAATTATATTCAAGAAGTAGGAAATCAGTAATAGCAATTCTTGAACTGGTCATATTTTGGAAAATTTCCCTATGTACTTTGTCTTAGAGTCCCATATAAGGCTTAGCCGTACTACACCACTTATTTAGAAATTCAACATGTGGTGGATTTCCAAGTCCAAGTCTCTCCTGTATAGGTAGATCATCTATGTTATATGGAGTTTTTGATGATACCTCTGGATTTACATCTATTCCTCCAAAGATAGGAAGTGAAAAACTCTTACTTGTTGTTTTAGTCTTTATAAGTTGTTTACTTCCTTTAAAGAGTGTAGTAAGTTCGCTGTCAGAATCTCCAAGTGGAAAGAATTTAAGTGTATAAAGAACTGGAAAAACTACAATACCATTAATAGTTAACCAGAGAACAAAAATACAAACAGGTGTAGGAATACAAACAAGAGGAATCCACATAATTGGTAGTTTTATTCTTTTAGTTCCTATGATAAGTCCAACTGTCCAATACTTAGGTTGGACAGCAATAGCATTTAGTCCAATAGAGAATTGTACCCAATATGGAAGTCTTGATATATCAGAAGAAGAATAAGATGAAAGTCCAAGATTTGAGTAGTTTGGTTTAATATCTGGGAGACTGGGCGAATCTGGGAACTCTGGAACAACTCCACACATAGGTATCTTCTTTATTCTTTTTAAAAGATCTTCTTTTACCTTATCTGGATTCAGTGTATCAAATGTAATATCCAGTCTTTGCAGGAATATTTGGATTTTTAAATATTCATCATTTAAGACTAAATATCCAGGATCATGGTAATCATAAGAAGAATATTCAGATACTCTACCTGGAATATACTTAAGTTCAGAAGTTATCAGATTTTCTATATTTTGAGAAAGATTTTTTACACCCTCAACAGAATGTATTAAATTGTACATTTGATTTTTTGCCTGTACTTGTCTACTTCTTATGTCCTGTACAAGTCTGGACTGTACAGCCATTGCATCTCTATCTCTATAAATGATTTCTATTTTACCTGCTTCTATATCGCTTATTACCCCAAGAATAGAATCTTTAAATACCTTACCTACCTGAGAAGTAGAAACTGGCATTTTATCTCTAAAAAGATTAAAGTTTACTCTCTCCTTTCTTGTATAAATCAGATATAGAAGTATTTTATAATAAGAATTTAAAAAATTAGCATATTCATTTTCTATATTCTGCAAAAAATTTACGCAGATATTTGTATTTTGTTTTATAAATTCTACCTCTCTAAGGATATCATCAGAGTACGCAAGTGTACAGGATTTATCCTTGTCAGAAAGAGTACCAAGAAATGCAGGAGATACATTTTCTTTGATATTTTTAAGCAAAGATGGACTTCCTGCTTTAAGTTTTTCTTCAAGTGAAAGAAGTGAGTTCTCTCTTTCCTTTTTTGTAGTACTTAAATTACTGATCGGTACCTGTGGAGTACAGAAATCTGGAAGAACCTGTGGAGGGTGCACAGTTGCACATCTCATAGATGGAAGTTCTTTTTCATTTTGTTTCTTAATTCTAAGTTCCTCAAGTTCTCTAAGTAAGTTCTCTGTATAATCCATCAGTTATAAGGTAAATATCCAAATATATGTACCTTATGGCAGGAAGTTTTGAAGATATAGCACCAATAAAGAATAGAAAAGATAAACTTAAAAATCAGAGATATGATTACGAGGGTAAAATACTTCTTAAAACTGTAAGTAATGTACTTCTTGGTAATCATTTTATAATAGGACTCCTTTCAAAGATTGAATATGTAGTTCAAAATATACTTGAATCTATCAAAGGAATTGGAAACAAAATAAATTACCTGGAAGATCCTAAATAAAGCGATTCCTGGTCAACTTTGTGTAGTAAGCAACCTTATAGGTGGGCGATAACAAAGTTTTAACCAGGAATCTGTGCAATTAGAAAAATTATGGTTTATTTAAGAGGAATGATTTCCTTTATCTATCTATATTTCTCTGGAATGCAGGTATTTAAAATTTTTATATTTTCTCCATAGTTCTTACGAAGACTTTTTACTTTCATAGCAATAACACCTCCATTCATTTTTGAAATATCAGCTGTAGATGGTACTCTTTCTATTTTACCATCTTCAAGTTCTAAAAGAAATTCAGAAGTAGAACCGAGATCAAGATCCACTTCCGAAATTTCTTCTTGGTTATTAGTATCTACCTGTGGGTCTTTTACATCATGCTGGGTAGATTCTACAATTGAGTTTTTAGTTTCTTTATCTTCTAAGACAGCACCAGTATCCTCTGTCTCAGTATGAACTTTTTCATCTTCTTTTTTAGGTAGACTTTCCTTTTCATTTTTCTCTCCATCATCATTAATTTTCGGTATAAGTTCAGAACCACTAACATGAACAAGTCCTCTAAGTTTCCCTGTAACATAAACTGAGTTCTCCCCAGTTTCTGTATCCGTAACAGAAAGTACAGTAGTAGATCCAGTTACAGTAATTGGTGTTATATCAAGATTTTTTATTGGAAGTTCATATCCAAGATTTCTTAGTATAAGTTGGTAGTCCATTGTCTCTTTTTTTAATTTTATTCATCTGGGTCTATAATGTTTCCAAGATTCACTTCATGTTCAAATCTCTTATTGTAATAATCATAAGCATCATCAGAGAGTTCTATCTCATTTCCTTCTACCATATCTACAATAGTCATGAAATGATCATCTATTACACAAAGTACAGGAAGTGAATGAATTTTACCTTGATATGTAATTAAAAGATTATCTGTAAGTTTAAGTGGTTTCATAAATTTTTAAAAATTAAAAGGAGATGAAAACCCTTAAGGTTCATCTCCTCATATATACTCACAAAAATTTAAAAGTTCTATTTTTATGCTTCACAACTGCTACAAGTTGCTGTAAATTGTTGAGATACAAGTTTAGATACCGAACTTGATCTTTGATAATATAGTGTTTTTACACCTACTTTCCATGCCTCTATAAGAATAGCATTTATATCTTTAACAGGAACATTAGGTGGTATATTTAAGTTTAAAGATTGTGATTGATCAATATATTTCTGTCTTTGTCCAGCCTGTACAATAATTTCAATAGGTGCAATCTCTTTAAAAGTCTTAAATACTGCTTTCTCATCATCAGAAAGGAAATCGAGGTGTTGAACAGAACCATCAGATAGCATTATATCTCTCCAAATTTCTTCTGTATCTTTACCTTTCTCTTCAAGAAGTTTTTTAAGATACTTATTCTTTCTCATAAAATTACCTTTGGCAAGTCCTACTTTATAATAATTAGAAGCAAAAGGCTCAATTCCTTGACTGGTTTGTCCAAGAATAGAAGATGATGAAGTTGTAGGAGCAATAGCCATTGTAGTAGTATTTCTAAGTCCTGTTCCTTTAAGAAGTTCAGGCTCTCCATAAATTTCTGCAAGGTCTTTTGATGCTCTCTGGGATTCTGATTGAATTCTTCTAAATGCCTCAGCATTGAACATTTTTGCCATCATACTTTCAAAAGGAATGTTATTTTTCTGTAAGTAAGAATGATAACCAAGTACTCCAAGACCTAAGGCTCTATGTCTTTTTGCAAATCTTCTGGCATTTTCAAGGTGTTTCTTTCCTTTACTGTTTCTTATAAATTCTTCCATTACAGCATCAAGGAAGAAAGTAGCATAGTAGACAGCATCTGTATCTTTCCATTCATCATAAAGTTCAAGGTTCATAGAAGCCAGACAACATACAAATGATTCATCTTCACTGCTTGGTAGCATAATCTCTGAGCACAGGTTACTTCCATTTATAGTAAGTGAATGTTTTTTATAAACTTCTGGTTTATTATTATTTACAGTATCTGAGAAAACAATAAACGGCATTCCTGTCTCCTTTCTGGATTTTAAGACTTTTGCCCAAATTTCTCTATTTCTTTCATTACCATCTATCATATCCTGCATCCAACCGTCAGATACACATACACCTGTAAATAGATTTTGGATTGGATTACCTATATTTCTAATTTGTAAAAATTCTTCAATATCTCCATGATCTATTGGAAGATAAGAACAGAAAGCGCCTTTCCTGGTATTTCCACATACTAATGTTCTATTATTATGTCTTACTATTATTCTACCTTTTGGCACAATACAACAATATACCATATCATCATATGCTTCTCTATACACCTCACAAGAATGACCAAGTACTCTATTGTTATCAGATATTATTACTGAATATAAATCAGATCTGTTATTAGATCTTCCATAATCAATTCTAATTCTGGTTCTTTTATTACATAACATTGCTACTGCTTGTACAATATCAACATTTTCTCTGATAATTGAACAATAGCTAAAACTATGTTTGATTTTATTACCATCCCATAATGATACTTCTTCCAAAAAATCTAAACACCAATCATATGATATTTTATCAAGTTCTACCCACGAAAAAGTAGGAATTTTTAATTTTTTTACATCATATATGTGTATGTTAGTAACACCTGTTTTACTTTCAATTTGGGTTCTGTATTTGAGTTTAAGTCTGTTAACAATATCAAGTAATCTATCGATTTTTCTTTGTTTAGTAAATCTAAACTTCATTACACAACCTCTTTTGTTTTTTGTACCATCAGCTTGGAATGCTATTTTAAGTCTTTCCTCATCAGTAAGTCTATCTGAGATTGTGGATGTTTTTCCAGAAATATAAAGTCTATTATCTCTATGTAATTTTAAATCTTCAGCCTTAGTTATTTCAGTATATCCAGCCCATCTTTTAGTTCCAGATGATTTTTTACCTTTCATTCTTTCAACAACCATTCTATGGTTGGTTGTTACACCTATTGATACAAGATCATCTCTCTTTTTACCTCTAATTTTTACAAGATCCCCTGTATATTTTTTTGAAGTAAGTTCATATGTGTCGGTAAAATCTATATTACCATGTTCATCAACCTGGGCAATTTTATCTTGCTTAGGGTCTACATCTCTAAAATCCTTAAAACCTTTATTGGTAAGTATTTCAGTACCTTTTTCATAACATGAACCTTGTGATACATTGTTCATTACAGTGTCTACAATGTTCATAAATGAAACAGAACCTGTGGCTGTTCCATTTCCTGAAATTTTAGAACCTCTTGCTCTAACATCCCCATAATAAGCAGATGTTCCCCCACCTGACTTAGTTTGCATAATTACTTCAGAAAGTTTATCAGAAATACCCACAATATCATCTGGGATATAGACATTAAAACATGAAATAGGAAGACCTCTACTGGTTCCCATATTTGCCCAAACTGGTGAAGAGAATGAAATCCAACCTTTAATAATCATCTCTTTAAAGATGTTTTTAAGTTCTGGCTTATAAAGTCTCTTACTTGCACTTAAGCAGATTCTTTCTACAGCATCTTCAACTGATTCTCCCTGTTGAAGATATCCACCTGAAAGCATTTGTTTGGATTCTTCATTATACCACCAGTATGGTGTACCCACAGAAGATAGGGTATTATATTCGAATGTACTCATAAAAAATTGTGTTGTATATTTAAAAAAGATTTAAAATTTTCATTTTGTAAGTGATTAAAATATTAAAATCATGGACACCAAATATGTACTCGGTGTCAAATCTAAGCACCTTTAAATGGTAATGTTTGACACCGAGCAAAATTTGAGTATTTTAATATGATTTTCTAACTTCAAATGGTTGATCAATATCACAATCTTCACATTCTGTGTCATCTTCTTCATCATATTCAAAAAGAGATTCTATGGTGTAGTGAATTTGAGTGATATATTCATTTACAGAATTTGGAAATGTAAGAATTTTATTGATATAGATATGTGGTTTGTCATTCTCTTCAAGGAAAGCATTTACCTCATTTTCAAGTTCTTCAAGATCTCTTGATCTTAGTATTTTTATTTTGTCCATTTCTTAAAGTTTTTTAAAATAAATCATCTTTTGTTATACTCTGATCATGCTTTGTATAAGCAGTTGGTCTTTTTGCAAAGAAGTCATCTGTTTCCCCAGAGAATACTTCTTCTTCAAACCATTGAAGTGGAATAAGATGAGATGAATTTGTACCGAATGCTCTACCAAATCCAAGATTTTCAAGAGATGTATCAATTCTATATCTCATATAATCTTTAAGATGTTTCTTAGGTAAATGTTGAAGTTCTCCATATTCAAAAATCCAATCTATCATTTCATCTTCCATCTTCATATATTCTATTACCTCATGTGTAATATAACTTTCAAGTGACTCTCTGTACTCTGGATTTTCTACAAGAATTGAATTTATAATCCAAGTTCCAGCATTTGCATGGCAATTTCCTGTAATCATTGGTCTTCCAAGTTCATGTTTTACAATAATACCTCCAGATGGTACAGTAACACAACCAACTTCTGTATCTTCAGATTTTTCAACTTCTATTGCTTTATAAGATGTAGAAGATATAGTTTCAAAGTCTTTATAAATGAAATTTAAGTTATAAGAAACTTTATCTCCTTTTCTTCTTCTCCTTTTAAAATTGACAACATATCCAGCAAGTGTTCCAATAGCCTGTAAAAATTCAGCAAGTTCTTTATCTCTTGTAGAATATACGAGTGTTCCAACTTCTGTATAACTTGATCCCCAAGATAAAATTTCTGAAATAAAATCTTCTGCATATTTCTTATTCATGTTTTTAAGATTTACCCAATCATATCTTTTTGGGAATGGTTTATTCCATAGGTCATAATTGAATCTGAAAGTGGTGTAACCTTTTTCATTAGTTTCACTCTTTATATAATCAATCTTTAAAGAGTTTAAAAGATTTTCAAGTTTTTTTATCTTATCTTCTCTCTTCATAGCAAAGACTACATTCTTACCTTTATTCACTTGTCCCATGTAGGTAAGTTCTCCTTTGGTATTTCTGAGTTTTCTTAAGTGTCCATCACATTGAATAGCAATCATTAGTTTTTCTTCATCAGAAAGTACAGAGTCTTTCTTGCTTTCAAGGTGTCCTGTAATAGGTATAAGTTTATGTCCAGATTTTCTAAAGTGGTCTGCTCTGGTCTTTAAATATCTTCCAGTTTTACTGTCTTTAAAAATAACATCATGTCCTGCTGTCATAAGTATACTAGAGTAAGAATTACCGAACTTGAACATTTTCTCTTTTCCAAGTTTTCTCTTCGTAGTTTTAAGAACTTTTTCTACTTTAATTTTACCATCTGAAAAAGCAAAAACTTCATCTCCCTCTTTTACATCTCTAAGCACTGTCCAACCTTTGACAGTAAGAATTTTTGTTGTTTCAAGATCGAGGCAGTTTTCATCGATAGATGTCCAAGCAATCATATTGGCAGTAGATTTAAGTCTACCCTTAAACTTGGTCATAGAAAGAATAGTTGCAAATTGAGAGAAAAGCGAAGCATTTTCTATAATAAGAGTAAAGAAAAGGATCTTTTCAAGTGAATTTTCTGTCTTTTTAAGTTTATTTCTTATTATTTCTTCTCTCTTTTGGAAAATAGGAATTTCAAGAAGTTTTCCAAATTCTTCTTCATATCCAAGAACTTCGAGAAGTCGAGAGTATGCTTCGGAATGGCGAGTTTCTGAATTTCCAGAAAACAGGATTTTGTCTTTATATCTGGTAATTAAATTCCCTGTACTTTTTACAGTAGCACAATACACATTACCCTCGTAATTTATCTTCTTAGGCTGTAAAGTTTGGAATGTACAGAAGTCTTTTTTATTTATATAAATGACATATCTTTTATGTCCATTTTTATCTTCTCTCTTATCTTCTACTGTGGAAAGAATAGTACGATATCCTGCTACAGCACTAAGAAATTGAACAATATCTGCTTGTTCTTTTTTAGTAGAAGTGTAATGACCTGTACGAATATTATATGAAATAAGTTCATTTATGAAAGAATATGCAAATTTTCTATCAAATCTTCTGCTGTCCTCCATTACCCAATCAAACTTTCTTGCATTACCCTCAAATTTGTTAAGATGAAAATCATAAGTTGCATATCCAAAGGAATCTATACTTCTCCTAACTTGGATATGTGGAAGATCTTTAAAGATTTCTTCTATTTTATTCTTTGCATAAATGTCTGTGTCTTTTATACGAATTTTGTATGGATAAAAATCTTTAAAGTTTACATTTCTTACATCTTTCTTCCTTGCAAAGAGTTCAATAGCAATTTTAAGTCTGTCAGTAGGAGTAAGTACAGAGGCTGAATCTTTAAAAAAGCCAGAAACAGGTATTCTTATATTTTTTCTTTTATAATCAATATTACTTGCTTCTATATGTCTGTATATGTTATCTTTCCCTGTATAAGTAACAAATCTATGATTAGGAGTAACAACAGCACGGATAAAAGTATTATCAAAGGAGTACATTTCTCCTTTGTAGTATTTGTTTATTATGTTATCTGGCTTTACAAAGGTTATCTTTCTATCTTCATCAAAAGTAGCAACCTTGTCTGTCTTTTTAAGATCTCTAAAATCAATAAATCCTCTTTCTGTCATTATTTCTGTTCCCTCTATGTGGCATTCTCCAAATGACATACCCAAACAGTTAAATTCTGGCTTTGGAAATATATCATAAAGGTCTCCCCAGAAAGTTTTTACAGAAACTTCAACTTGTGCAATCCCAAGTAAGGCTCTTTTAATGGCTTCCTGCTCATAAGGATAAAGATAACTTTTGAAATCTTGAATATCTGGGTCAAAATTTACTTCTGAATGTACCCAATATGATTTCTGCATAAGTTCTACAAAAGTCATAGTTTCTGGATATTCAAATGGTTTGTACGCTCTACGAGGCGTAAAGATTTTGGAAAGTGGTTTTTTCTCCATTTTTATAAATTTTTATAAATTTTTATGAGTTAACTATATTGTCTTGTATAATCTTCTCTTGAAAGTATATTTAAGTTCGAGAAGTAATTTTTATCTTCTACTGAAATAAATCTGTCTATAAGTGTAGGATTTACAAAACTATGGCTTACAAGACATACTGTAATTCCAAGATTCTCACAAAATTCCTGTTTTATAAGTTTAAGAATTGTTGGAGAATTTTCTGTATCAAGTGATGAGAAAATTTCATCATAAAATACAAGGTTTATATCTGGATATTTCTTTATAAAGAATTTGGTAATAGAAAGTAAGATACAGACATCTATTATCTTTCTTTGTCCAGTTGAAATACTTTGAAGACTTGGACAGTGTCCATTTCTATGAAGTGTTCCTACAAATTCAGAATCAAATTCAACAGTTACATTTATATTAAATCTTGAAATGAATGAATTTATTTCTTGATTTAGATAAGGTACAATCTTTGACATAATGTAACTTTTGAGTCCATCATCAGAGAGTGTACGAAGAAATGCTTCTTGTAAATGATTTTCATGAAGTATAACTTCTGTCTGCTTCCGAAAGTTTTCTATTTCAGTTTCTATTCTTCGTATAGAAGATTTAATATATTCTTCTTTTGATTTATGTTCTATCTCTACATTTTTAATTTGTAAAAGTAGAGAATTTTCTTTGTTCTCTATATCTAAGAGAGAAGAAGTAAGAGAAGAAAGTTCATTTTCTTTATCTTTTATTCTTTCTTTTACAGAATCATCTATAAGTATCTTCTCTGTAGGTAGAGTAAAATCTTTAAGAGAAGTAGAAAGAAGTTCTTTATTCTTTACCATAGTCTCTGAAAGAGAAGATATCTTACTTTCGAGTGCTGTTTTGTTATTCTTTAAAGATGAAAGTTCAAGAGAAAGATTAGAAAGTTTTGAAACTTCTGCCCTGTATCTTTCATCTATATTTATAACATCTGAAAGAGAAGAAAGAATACTTTCATGTTCTTCATCATTTGTAAAGTAATCTTCTTTTTTAGGATTTGCGTTCATATTTTTTAAACTCTCTATCTGAGTAAAGTATCTTGACTTATTCTCTGTATGTTTTTGAGAATAAGAAAGAAGTTCTGTATATCTCTGTTCAAGTTCTGTATCTTCCAAAGATTTTATTTCTTCTTTAATCTTCTCAGAAGATAAAATAAGTGAAGATATCTTATCTTTTATCTTTTTAATTTCATCTTCTATACTTAAGGTAAGAAATTCTTCAAGAGAAAGAGAACCAATAGGATCTGCCACATAATGGCTTTCCATCATCTCTTTCTTTGCTTTAATTTCCCCAAGTTGTAAAAGAGATTTTTCAGTTGTGAGCATTTTGCTGTGAATAGCAGGTATACTTTCTTCTATCAAAGATTTAAGAATTTCTTCATTTTCAGAAATCTTACTTTCGATTTCTTCTATTTTCTTTATAGAGTCAACAGGAGATCCACATGTTGGACAAGTATCTTTACCTGCCTTTATAAGTCTAAGTCTTTCCTCAAGATTTTTATTTTCCTCAAGAAGTAAAGTCTTTTTGTTCTGTAAAGATTCATGTTCTTTCTTTTCAAAATCTAAACATCTTTCTTTACTTTCTATAAAAGATAAAAGTGCTTCACTTGTTTCAAACTTAGATTTTATTTTAAGAAGTGCTGTATGGATTTGAAGTTTTGACTCATATTTTCCAAGAAGTGCATTCTCTTTTGAAATTTCTGAGAGAATATTATCAAGTTTTAACTTCTTATCTTTTATGAGTTCCCTGTTCTTTTCTCTTGTATTTTCTATATCAAGAAGTTCTATTTTTAAAAGAGCAAGTTTGTTCTCTTCTTCTTTATGGAGTTTAGAAAGTTTTTCTATTTCATAAAGGTTCTTCTCGTACTCCTCAGTATCAAGGAGATACTTAAGAACAGAGATGGTATTTTCGGTAGATTTGTGAACTTCTGATTTCTCTTCTATATCTCTTCTGCTTTCAGAAAGATTTCCTTGTAAAAGATTTAAATTCTCTGAGATATCAATAGTTGCATTGATTAGATGTGAAGTTGTCTGCTCTCTTTCAAGAGACCTAAGTGCTTCTATCTCAGTTTCTATCTCTTTCTTTGTAGAAAGTAGTGAATTTCTTTTACTTTCTATTTCAGTTTTGTACTCTTTGTAAAGTCTTTCGGCTTCATTTTTTCTATTTACAAAGTCCTGCTCACTTTTTCTATATTCTTCATAAGTAGATGAAAGTGTAGAAGTTAAGGAATCCATTGTAGTCTGTATCCTATCAACTTCTTTCTTACTTTGTAAAAGTTTTTGATTTTCAATTTGTGCCATTTGGTTTAAGATACCAAATGAGAATATTTTATCTCTTATCTCTTTACTATCTCTTGCAGAAAGTGAAAGGAAAGATTTAAAATCATTAACAGATAAATTGATTATATTGTTAAAAAGTTTTTGAGGAATATCTACAATATTCTGTATAACTTTTTCTTTTGTAGTTTTTATACCACCCCAATCTTGAAGTTCTCCATTTTTAAAAACCTGCACAGATTTAAGTTTTGTAGTTGAATACTCTGAAATAATAGTCCAAGAACTACCATAGGAATCTACTGATACCTCTACATATCCATCTCCGTTTATTTCATTTGCAAATTCCCCCATTGGTATACCATCACAGGAGAAATAGAGTGCTATATTTAAGATTTTTGTAATAGAACTTTTACCTCTACCATTCTTTCCAATAATTAAAGTATAGAGCCCAGTAGGGTCTGTAAAATTTATAATCTGCATCTCTGGAGAGTAAGCAAACATACTTTTGAATTTAAGATAATTGATCTTCATCTTTAAGTAGGGTACTTGTTTCAGCATATGCTGAGTTAAACTTCTTTATAAAATCTGCTTTATGTGACTCTGTAAGTTCAATAGAGTACTTAGGTGCAGTTATGTGACTTACAGAATCTATAAAAACCTTGTACATATCTTGAAGATCCAGAGATTCTTCTGTAGGATCTATAAGTGGAGTATCTGATTTTTTAGAAATAGCAGTTTCTCCATAACTTTCTTTAAAAGAAATAGTACGGTAAACAGGCTCTCCATTTTCTTTAAGTTCTTCTATAATGTTTTGAGTAGAAAAAGAACTACCAAGATATCTTTTTGTAATAACAAGAACATAATTGTTCCTGCATTTTTCTCTGGCTACTTTTGATGACATATTTAAAAGGTCTTCAAGTAAGAATCTGACATATCTTGGAGAGTAAGTGTTCTCTATAAAGTCATAAGTATCTGTACCTACATGGAGAACAGAAATACCGACTGTGGTATTTTTATGTTCTATTGTTCTCAGGTGCATAAGGCTACCTGTATATCTGATGTTTCTCTGCTCTTGAAATTTGTGAATATGTCCTGAGGTCACTGTTTTAAAAGAAGCAAAATCTTCTATACCCAAGTGATCCTCCTTTGGTACAGAAATACCCTCATACTCAAATCCATAGATTGAATTGTGCAAAAATAAATGCTTAACATTCATCTCCTTTGCTTTCTCTACATGATTTTTAAATTTAGTATGTTCTCTTTGCCAACTTACAAAACCAAGCATATGTTCTCCGTTACAAAGGATATAAAGAGGATCATCCAGTACCAGATGTACATTTGGAATAAGAGAAAGAGGTATTACATTGTTATCTTCAAGAGAATTTGCTTTATAAAGATCATGATTCCCAACAAGACAGATAACATCACAAAGCGTGGATATTTCTTTAAAAAGTTTGATTATCTTAGATTGAACATATCCAGAAATAAGTTGTTCATTGTCATAAAGATCTCCAAGAACTACGACAGCAACTTTATCTTTTCCAAATTTGGAAGTATATTTTTTAATTTCTGGTATAAAGACATCATAAAGATAATTGAGGTTATTCTGCATATGCTCGTATGCATTGTTAAATCTGCCAAAGTGAGGATCTCCCATCAGAATTAACCTTTCATAATTTTTCTGAAGTACCATATGAATTTTTTAAAAATAATACATTCTTGGTTAATATGGGTATTCGTTGACCAATAAGGAAAGGTATATGAAATGGGTTTAGATAAAATAATGATGGGTATCAGAAAGATTTTGAGGGTAAGAAAATATTGAAATGAGAATGTAAGTGAAATATACCAAATCTGGAATACAATCTTTAAAATTTTGTATATCATTAAGGTGGGGGGGTGGGTCGATATTAGGCTCTCCCTATAAAAACAAAAAGTAAAACTTAAGTAATTAATTTGAAAAAACCTTACTTTAATTGTGGTTTATCTTACTTTTTATTTTTAATCTTATTTAAATTTTCTCTTTTACTTAAGTTAAATCTAAATCATTTTAATCTAAATCTTTAAATTTTTATAAATGAGAATCTTTTTTATAAAGATGAAAGGTTCTTTTATGATTTTGTAAAAATGGAGAAGTTCCTGTATATATAGATACAGACTTAGATTTTATAAGAAGATATGAATTACCAACTTATAAAATCTTTTACTTTTTAAACTTCCCAAACTACTTCTATAAGAATATTTCCAAAATAATTCTAAATGTTTTATTTTTGCTTTTC